TGGAGCGGGGTAACAGAATCGAACTGTCCGCATCAGATTGGAAATCTGAGGTATTACCACTATACGAACCCCGCATTGTTATTTCTATTTATTCGTCGTCTTCTGGAGGATTGGCCAAAGGTGAAGTTGAAGGCTTTTTCTTAGACCACATTGAATATGATTCTCCTTCGACCCTACCACTTTGATTTGGTTTTAGTTGTTGAACTACACCACCTTTGGCTAGAAACTCAGCCATCGCTGCTTCTGTTGCCGCTTGATTTTCTGCTTTTGTCATTGTTGCCTTTTATAAAAAATTTGGTAGAAAACTGACTAAATTATTAATTCAGTATTGAAACTAATAATTATTCGTTCGTCCGACTTATTCAACTCAGTGTCTGAACCATGTGGTAACCAGCTGGGAAATACTATTAATTTCCCAACAGTGGGTTCGAAACTCATTTTATTGTATGTATATGTTGTAAGATGTTTTTTAGGTAGATATTCTAAAAAAGGATTAACATTATTAAAAATAATTTTACTACTATTATTATCTACTTGCAAATACAATACGCCCGATATTAAACTAGAATAATGAGTATGGGTTAATAATGCACTATCTTTATATTGAAAACTAGCCCAAGAATTACCTAGTTTACCACAGTTGTAACCAGATGTTTTTTCATATTCTAACACAATATCAGATAATGATGATAACATATTAGCACATGATTTTACATGTTGTTGAATGTCTTCTAATAATCTATTAGAAATATTAAATGTAGTAAACGATTTCCCAGTCATTGCCGGATAAGGTTTTTTAGGTAATCCTCGTATGTAAGTGACAATATCATTGCACTGAGTTACAGTCAAAAACTCTGAAACTTCAAAAAGTGAAATTGGAAATAGATTACATTTTGTTATTTTCATAAATTTAAAAAATTGGTCGGAGTACAAGGATTCGAACCTTGGACCCCCTGGTCCCAAACCAGGTGCGCTACCAGACTGCGCCACACTCCGAATTAATTGGGAATCATATGAGGAACATAGGGCACTGCTCTAGGACCGTATCTCTGTTGCAGAAGCTTCATTGCTTCCTGTGCTGTTTCTGCACCAACACGATCCTTGAATTCTTTGCCGTTGACTCTGATTGTTGCTTCAAATAATTTCATAATATTGGTTGCAGGAGTCGGAGTCGAACCGACGATCTGAAGCTTATGAGACTTCCGAGATACCACCTTCTCCATCCTGCGATAACTTTATTAAAACAAACTAAGGCATATTAAAAGTTATAGCTATGCTAAAGAGCTCCGGGGAAGCCAAACCTAATCAAGTATTTCTACAAGATTCTAATTTGTTCTAATAAAGTGTCCGGCTACTTACACCACATAAGCCCCGAACTGAGCGGTTACTCTGTCCATAACATTTATTCTTCTGGAAAGGTGCTAAACCTCACCCAATGCGTTCTAGTATCCCTTAACTCAGAGAACTAATGGTCATAGCATTGAATACCCGGCGCTCTCTATGGTGACTGCCCCACCCCCGTTTATTACGTGTACGGGATCACGGGTTTTTAAACTAAACCTTCTGATTGCAATGTTGCCACTACTTCTTCACTGAGTGGAATCTCTGTTTTGATATTTAACTCAAGTACTTCATCGTTGAGTTTCTGCTTTTGTTTCTTGAGATTTTTAATCTCTGTACTAATCACATCTAGCTGTTCGTGACCGATGACATTAGTAGACACTGTGTCACTAAATCCATAGATACGGCTACGGCTACTTTCGCTCTTGTCGTTGCGAATCTTGTCCAACTTACCGTTGATCACGGCAAGATTAGTTACAGGATCTACTACAAGACCTTCAAGTTGAGCAACACGTTTGTCCACAAAGGCAGCAGTGGCCAATTTCAAATCAATGCCGCTTTGTGCGTTGGCACTGCCCACAAGACCACGAATGTTATACAAGGCCAACAGCAGGCGTTGTCTCCGACTGTCGTTGTTAAACAGCGTATCGTTGGCATTCTTTAGTTCTACTGCTACATCTTGAAATTCATTGAGATCAATCGATGTTGTGATTTTAATGCCCTTGATAGCATCATTGATGCTGTTTTGTAGGGCGCTGGCTTTTCTAAGTGAAATATTCATCTCGTTGTCCTTTACGTTTTTTTGGTAATTTATTAATATAATCTTTATAGGTATACTTGCCTTCTTCAATCTCTCGAAGTGCTGTAGAAATAAATGTTTTGCCTGGTTCAGCGACTTTGGGCATTGAACCGTTTTTTAACTCTCGGGCTCGCTGACTGGCAACTAGTACCAAGTCAAACCTATTGCCTATCTGTTCTACTGCTAATTCTGATGTTAATCTTGATGTCATATTTTCCTCAGGTTAAAAAACGGTTCAGTGAAAGGTCAAGTAAAAGACTGGACAATGTGCAAATAACAATGCTCAATATACAATCCACAGGGGTCACTATATTTCCGGTAATCAATAAACAAATATCTTTTGGGGCCGGAACACAATGACACGGATACTTTTTCAGAGTATTTGGAGTTAAGTTCCATTTGGCATGAAGCCAAACAGTAGTGTCTTCTCTCATCTACCTTTCACTTTGCCGGTTGTGTATTGCTACACAACAAAACTATTATAGCACTATACAAGATGTTTGTCAACATCTTTTGACTATATTGGTGCCCCTACACAGAATCGAACTGCAAACTGCGGATTACAAAACCGCCGTTATACCATTTAACTATAAGGGCAATGCTTGGTGGAGGATAACGGATTCGAACCGTTTGCTCCTGGTTGCAAACCAGGTGTGTTAGCCAAGTATACCAATCCCCCAATATTTCACTTACCTTCGTTGAGTTTATACTCTTGAAGTTTTTCTTTAAATGCTTCTTCGGTTAGTCCGTGCCAACCGATGCACTTGCCGGTTGGCGAACGACCGCAACCGCAAGATCCGATTTTACTTTCATCTTCTTTTACTCGTACTTGCATAGTATCAATCCTGTTAAATTCTTCATCTTCTCGAACTGCATCTTGCACTTCTTGAGGACTCTTGCGAAAAATTGTATCCCATCTATTGTCAAACTCACGCTGGCTGACACTAAAGGGTCTTGCTTTAGATCCCTTGCTCATATCAACTTCCTGAAGATACGGTCCCAGATGCATGGGTGGTAAAATTACCATTGCCCGGTTTGCGTGTTTCACGCTTGGGTTGAACAGCGGCACATAGCTCTGCATCAATCATGGCACGTTTCCACTCACCTCGCTTGTGAGGATCTAGAACTCTACTCATTGCTAGACTTGCTTTAGTCAAAGATGACATCTTGTAATTTGGACCTGGTTTCATTATGTTTCCTTTATTAAAATCTGGTTGCTCTGACGTCCCCCGGCGGTAATTATAGTACAGAAAGATATGACGCTATCATACCTCTCACTCGTACCTTCCACCCGCTTCCCGACAGGGACCGTTCTCGCATTGCTAGCGGCCTTTGGGTTTAAAGACTACCACCCGTAGTTGTCACACTACTTCTCATCGTGCGGGTCACACTATCCGAAGACACTCGGAACGTTCTGGCGGAGCATGTAGGAATCGAACCTACTCACCACTTGCGCAGTGACAGATTAGCAATCTGTTGCCTTAACCGGTCGGCCAATGCTCCATTATCTTGTTGCTTTACGTAGTAATTTATACCAGTAATATCTCACACCACGCCAAGTCGGCGTAAAATTCCAATTGACAGCAAACCCCACTTTGTTAGGAATATTTCGGTATGCCTGGTCTATAATTTCTTTGGGTATCATACAGTCTTCTTTCTACTAGTGGTACCTGGTCACGGTTTCGAACCGCGGACCCTCTCGGTGTAAACGAGACGCTCTACCCCTGAGCTAACCAGGCAAAATTCTTTACCATATTGAAACACACTAACTACCACGGTATGTACTAAAGTTCAATGAACCGTTACAACCCTATCTTTAATATGTTTCAATATGGTGCGCAAGGAGAGACTCGAACTCTCAATCCTTTCGGCAATGGCTTCTAAGACCATCGTGTATACCATTCCACCACTTGCGCAAAATCTTACTTTAAATTTTTAATGAACATTACTAATTGCTTAGTATGTAACTATTATATAGTCATTACGTTATCTTGTCAACAGTTATTTTAAAATATTTTTTGGTGCCGTCCTTAGGATTGAATTTCATTTGTTATTAGATCCTCAAGTTTTGGATTACCATTAAATCTAATGCATACTGTTATTCTAGGATTATTAAAATCTACATTCACAATATTATGTGGGATTGAACTGTTTACTAATGTCCATTCATTCTTGCCTTCTAGTTCTGTAGCAAGACATACATCATCTTCTTTAAAATAATAAGCATCTGCTACTTTAGGAATAACATTTGATTTTGTATTATAAAAACACATCCTTGTCCCTTCAAACCCCACGAGAGGTAAGTTGAAGCTTGCATATCTCAATGTTGATTTACCATCAGCATGAATGGCCTGGGAATACGTGTGTTTAAATATTGAAAAATATTCAATCGGTGGAAATTTTAGTTTACTAACTAGCAACGAACTAAGTTTTAATATTTCTAAATCTTTATAAAAATCTTTTTTAAAATACATCATATATAAAGGACTAGACAATTGTTCAAAAATTTTATATTTTGGTATGAATTCTTTCAAAAAATAGTTAGTCCAATATACATTATCTATTTCTGGAAAGTGTTTATAAAAGTTTTGCATGTTGGTATTTATTAATTATGTAGAGTTCTAAGAGTCCAACTTAGTTGGTGCAACCTCTAGGAATCGAACTCCTATTCGCACTTTGGAAGAGAGCTGTATTCTCTATTATACAAAGGCGGCAATGTTATGCAATAATTGCTAAATTTTTATAACGTTTGAGACTTTTTTCTATCAGCGTCTGATGCCTTGCTGTATCAATAAATCCTCTAATATAGATAATCTTTCTGCCCGGATCATCCTTGAGCATGTGTAGCCCTGCTGTGGTATTTAAAAGATAACAACAAGGCACAGATGGCAATTCTGCTAACTTAAACGTGCCTCCACTTTTAACATAAAGTACATCAGTGGACCCTTCTAGGACTAGACGATACCCTGCAGGTTCGTTATCTAAAATATTAGTGTATTCTCCTTCTTCAAATTTCATATTTGGATATACATCGTAATGAGGTGACACAGCTTGTCTTTGCTCTTTATAATATACATTTGTTACTTTGCTTATAGGCAACTGATCTAGTACAGATTTTAAAGTATCATCAACTGTTTCAGTAATTCTAGAAGTATCCCAATACTGTTGATACTCTGCAGTTTTTATGTAGGTTAGGTTGTTGATGACGTTAATTGTAGACTGTATTTTTGATGTATCAATCTTTGGAATTTCAATATCAATTGGAAGGAATAATATGTTCATATAATATTTATTAAATTCCACCATTCTCGCATTTGTCTTGGTGCAACCTCCAGGAATCGAACCTGGTTCAACGGTTCTTCAAACCGCCGCTATGACCACATCAGCTAAAGTTGCATTAATCCTTTATAGTAGTATCAACTACATCAACACTGACACTTTCGGAATAGTATCCATTGCTGGAACCATACCACCGAACAGTTACAAATCCCTTGCGTGTAGCAAACTTGTAAAATGTCCATGTGTAAGACTCGTCTCCTGTAGCTTCACCTTCATAGTCAGAAACTTCTTCAGCTTCAACTAGTGGTGCTCCCACAAGGTCATCGAGGTCACCACATATGTCTTCTATGTAAACACTTTCGCAACAATCTTGGTGATGTTGGAATCTTACATAGTTTGTCTTGGACAGATACAGTGTCAATACTGAGTCGTCTGCTTCTGCCTTGTACAATGATCGTCCTAGTAATTCTTCGAACTTACGAACAGATCCCTTTAATGTGTTTAATATTTTTACTTGTTCCATGATATTTCTACTTTGTTGGGTTGAACCGGGGAATCGAACCCTCTCTAACTGTTTCACAGACAGTTGTGCAGCCACTACACTAGGAACAACATTGATCTATGTTTTAATCTTCTCCAATGCATCTTTACGCATTAGAAATTTTCTATCTTGAATGGTCTTGCTGACCAACAGGTACTCAATGCCGTCAATTACTTGTACAGCCTTGGGATCATTACAGACCACTCGCTCATTGTTGAATCTATTTTTAAATGTAATTGTTTTCATAGCATTTTCCTTTATATGGCCGGACCGGAGAGATTCGAACTCCCAACCTCAAGTTTCGAAGACTTGCTTTCTATCCAATTGAATTACGGTCCGATAAATTTGGCAGAGGGTAAAGGAATCGAACCTTTAATAGCGGAATCAAAATCCGCGGTTATACCATTTAACTAACCCCCAACAGAAACTGGTCTCCCTACTAGGATTCGAACCTAGACCACACGGCCCCAAACCGCGGATGCAACCAGATAACACTTTAGAGAGATAATTGAATTTGTAAGTAGTAGAGCCACTTTAATCTCTACCATTCACCCGATTGCACTGGTCCGGACGGGAGGTGGTACATCACTTGGAATACTTGACATAGGTGCTCCGCTGCTTTTACGGGACTCGAACCCGCCCTACTTTTGCACTAGGTTGACCTTCGAAGAATCTTCCTAGCGAGTCTTTCTCTTGCTGACACTTACAAAACTTGGTGGTAACGGCTGGATTCGAACCAGCACCTTGCTCCGTATGAAGGAGGTGCACGACCATTATGCTACGTTACCATATAAAAACACACTCAAGTCCGCGGCTCGGAAGGCACTATACCCGCGATGATCTATGATCAGGCCTAATGTGTTTTTATATGGTGTCGCTACCCTCTAGCGGTCAGGCCTACTCTTGCGACTTCTCATCCTCCGGTCACGACATTGTGTATGACTAGTACACCTGTTTCGATCACATCTTCTGATACTAACCATAGAAAAACACACTAGTCGGAAACGACTTAGAGACCTACTCGCCCACAGTCACGAAGGCTTCTAATGTGTTTGTCTATGGTAGGAGCACCGGGACTCGAACCCGGAACTGGCAGATTAAAAGTCTGCTGTGATAACCATTTCACTATACTCCCATATGGTCCACGCTCTGAGAATCGAACTCAGTTAGTCCGGTTAAGAGCCGGGTACTTCGCCACTAAAGTTTAGCGTGGATGGATCGTAAATATTTTCTTTTACGTGCCATCCAGGACCATACGGGGGTCTAGGATGACACTAGAGTTTACCTCGTTTCATGTCATTCTCCATTTTAAAAATTGGTTCCCAGAGCAAGAATCGAACTTGCGAAGACCGGTTATCAGCCGATTATTATACCATTTAATTATCCGGGAAAATTGGCGGAAGTAGTAGGATTCGAACCCACGGACCCTTTCGAGCCTTCAGTTTTCAAGACTGCTGCCTTAAGCCATGCTCAGCCATACTTCCATATTAGGTGCAGGGCTTCCACCTACTCCCACATCGCTTTAAAGTCTGCGTGTCCAAGACTGGTTGATTGGTACCCCTGGGCAGATTCGAACCGCCATCCAGCAGATTTTAAGTCTACCCGCACTACCAATTAGCGTACAGGGGTATATTGGAATAGGGAGTGGGATTCGAACCCACGGGTTTACAGTTTTGCAGACTGTTGCATTGGGCCTCTCTGCCATCCCTATATGGTGTGGTACCAGCGGAGGGAATCAAACCCTCTCAAGAACGCTAATCTGGCGCTAAAAGTCTTATAAGGACTCTCTGACTGTCAAGTCTCGCTGGCATATGGAGCGGGATAGGAGAATCGAACTCCTGACTAAACCTTGGCAAGGTTTCGTTTGACCATTAAACTAATCCCGCGGTATATTGGTACACGATACGAGAATCGAACTCGTCTTTCCGCCTTGAAAGGGCAGCGTCCTAACCGATAGACGAATCGTGCAAATTGTTTGGCGTACCTCCAGGGACTCGAACCCCGACGAACAGTTTTGGAGACTGTGATGCTGCCATTACATTAGAGATACATTGTCTGGCTCCCCGAGTACGGATCGAACGTACGACATCTTCGTTAACAGCGAAGCGCAACTACCTCTGTGCTATCGGGGAATAAACTGGCGCCTCGTAGGGGAGTCGAACCCCTGTATTCCGCTAGACAGGCGGATATAATAGACCGTTATATGAACGAGGCAAAACTTGGTGGAAGTGGTAGGATTCGAACCTACAATGTTTCTTATGTGGCGGATTTACAGTCCGTTGCCTTCAACCAATTCAGCGCACACTTCCATAAATTGTAAACACACTCTCCGCTATGCTTTTAGACAGCGTCAAGAGCTGAATGAAGAATGTGTGTATTAAAACATTCTAAACTACTTAGTCTGACTGTTCGTAAAGAATGCTTTAATACGCTAGGGTTTTTTATCTCACAAAAGAGACTTCATCGCCTAGGCCGCCCGTTTACAACTGTTTATCGTGTGTTGCGAGGACCTCGTTTCCCCTACCACGTTGCAGTACTAGCGGGCATTTGGCCTACTTTCCTGCTTGTTTATAGCTCGATGATACTGTGCCACACGTTTCACCTTATTATGGATCAGTTTCAAAAACTGATCCTTAGTAAGAGTGTGCGTCACTGTCCATTCTGCTTCTTTAATCTTTTTCTCTGTCATTGTTCCTTAAAACAAAAAACCCCAGGAGTTTTAATTCCCAGGGTCCTTGAAGTTTGCGGTGTATGTTTTACTTTACACTACGTCCTCCCGGACCCTTGAAATCTCTGGTGTACGATCATATGATAAACTTCCACCATTAATCGATAACCAAGAGCAGGCTATTACACCTACCTGTTTGGGCATCGTATTAAACTGATGTCTGTTAAATGATTTCATTTGCTTTCTTTTTCCTTTTATAAACAGCACCTTGCTGTCTATGTTTTAATTATACAGTTATTTAGTTCTCTTGTCAACCTCTATTTGCCGTTTTGGCAAAATAAATTTTGACGCCTTCCTAACCAACTGTATGTATTGTAATGTCTTTTTATTTATATGTCAACAAAAATATGATCTGATTATGTGGCTTTTTTACCACATTCACTCAAATGTTGTTTCACCCGTGATCAAAATGTGTTTGCCGATTTCAAACAGACCCACACTTCCAGGGAGATCCATTGCTGCCACGTGTATCTGGACTTCTCCGCCGTCGTCGATTGAGCAGGCCACAAATTCTTTTATGCTATCGCTTTCTATTTCCGCTTTGATGAATTCAATCACTGCTAACATGGCTTTCTTTTGTTCTTGCTGTTGAATATCTTCTTTGCGTTTGCTGTTGATGCTGATGACTTCCATGTGTGTCCTATAGTAATTGATCTGCGATACCAAAATCTAGTGCTTCTTGAACAGTCATATAAACGTCTGAAGCCGGTAACAATTTTGATTTTATCTTTGATGGTGTTAGATCCGTGGCCTGTTGCAGTATATTGATCATCTTTTGATTCAAGAATTCGTTTTCCTTCATTTCAGCCTTGAGGTCGTGAAACTTAATATCAGCGGCACTCCCAGAAAACTGATGACACATAATTCCTGTGTTGGCAGCTAGGTATCGTTCTCCTTTGGCGCCCGCAGCAAAAATCAAAAAGGCAGCACTCATTATACTGCCAACACCAATAGTTCTCACACTGTGTTTACTGCTCTGCATGATGTCTATAAGAGCAAATGCTTGATATAGATCTCCCCCTGTGGAATTTACATAAAGGGTGAGTATTTTTTCCTTGACTTCGAGATTTTCATAAACAATCCATTTGATGCATTCCTCCACATTTTCAGCAGTGATTTCACCACCGAGATAGTGGATGGAATTGTCTAATAATTTTACGCCAATTCTATCACTAGCATTGAACTCATCAATTTTCTTCAAGATCTGCTCCTTGGGATTACTATTACTTATCACTGTGATAATTATAGCATAAGTTTATTCTAAAGCATATCTCGAAACATCTGATTTTTGCCCGCTTCGCCTAATTCCTGTGTAAAAATGGTGTTTACGTGCTGTAACATAGCACAGGCCATCATGAGTAGATCCTGCCGATCATCACACATGAGTATTTGTTTTTCAATTGGCAACATCAATTCTGCCATTCTAGTCTGCATTTCGCTTCTATCCATGGCGTTCCTTGGTCAACTCGCATATTAGCTGAAACTGCTCGTAGGCTTTACGAACACCGTCGTGTTTCATCAATTTGTCTGCTTCATCCTGCATGGCTTTAATGCCAGCTTCTGCATGATCTCTAGAACTGCCGTAAGTTAGTGAGCATAGTTCATCACCAAACTCTTTGGCTAACTTTTCCCAGGCTTTTTTCTGCCCTAGAGTAATCGGAGTTCGTTGAGGTCGCATTTCGCTGGCTTTGCTAATTGCTCGACATATGGCATCTTCAGCAACTCTACCCGCGGCAATCATAGCCGCATAGTTAGGATCAATATTAAACCTACGACTACTGCCTCCGGGATAAGACATAACCAGGTGGTTACCTTTTGGAAAGCTGTCCAAAAAGTCGTTGTCATATTCTGCAACAGGCACATACCGTCGCCCAACTTTTTCATAGTAAATTTTCTTCATAGGTTTCCCACGCTTTCTTTTCGTAGTTCCAATGTCTATTATCGTAGAAGTTAAAATGCACACAGTACCCAAACAGGCCAGCTTCAAAATCAAGGCCGGCGTGGTCTTGCCGTACAGTCCAACTAAAACTGAACGACACTAGAACACTTTCCCTAGTAACTTCTAGTTCAATGACCTTGTTCGTAAACGGAGTTGTGTAACTACGGCACCACAGATTATCAAAACGAGCACACCACGAGTTGCGGATGGTAAAGTTAAATGAGATCAACTATATTCCTTATCTAGCTTAACGTTAGTCAATCCTGAAATTACCTGGAAGTTATCCCAGGCCATTTTAGCGGCTGGATTTGTTTCCAATTCACTGCTAGGTAATACTGCTTCCAACCAAATTTCCGGACGCCGGCGAGGATGAGCACCAAATTGGCGAGGTTGGTGCATCTTACCATCTGAGTAGAGCATAATACTCACACTACGGAATTTGTCTTCATCCTCTTTACTTTGAGAATCGTAATTGCCCCATTCGGGATTACTCATGCCGCCGTGACAATAACCTGACCAAATTCCACTCCACTGTTCATCATCTCGTGGATCAAAATCTGTACGAGTGATCAATACCAGTACATCGTCAATGTCAACACGGCCCTCAACAATGTCCAAAACACAACGGCTATAGCTAAGTCCAATTTTCATTTGTTTGAGTCCAAGTAAAATTCTGCCGACGCCAACATAGCTTCGGCCTGTTCTTGAGTTTTTGGCAACACTATTCTAGTGCCACGCTGGATATCATTCGCTTCATCTAACAGAGGAGAAATGTCATTGTCAAATATCTGTGCCATGGCATTCCATAAAAGCACACGTTCAATGGCAGTCATACCTGACGCAATAGAGTCATCGTTGGGATCCTTGTCTAATCCAAAATCGTGTCGCCAGGTATAACACATCGAATTGATAATTTCTTCTCTAGTTTTCATTTTATTCTTTGATCTGACAGATATAATCCTGCTGATATTTTAGTTTGTTGTCAACGGCGAATCTAATACTTTCTTGCAGCTCAACACTGAGATCAATTCCTCGCGGAGTCATCTTGGTTTGGTAAATCCCACGGATTGCATTTTGACAACTTTGAAGATTAGAGTATGTGCCTAAATGTGCCGGTGTTTGATTTAATCCTAAGAACAGCAGAATATATATCATTTTATTTTCCTGTATGTAAGTGTACGTCTAGTATAACACAAATCTTGATTAAAGTCAACTGCTTTTGTATTTGAGTTTAAACATTAGCGCATCCCTCTCGTCGCCAAAATAGTAACAGGCTAATTCATCCCAATGAAGGCTCACATCACTGACGTCCGATACTTCCATCCAAACAAAACTCGTGCAATGAGTCCTTGCCCATTTTTTAATTTTCCAAAATGGTTCGCCTTGGCCGCCTGCATCGACATCTGTAATAATTACCTGATGGCATTTATCAAGGATTTCTTGAGGCGGTGCTAATTTTTTATACTCTTCATCCCAAATATACACGTCAACTCCATTTCATTGCAAACATCATGGCATCTTCTGGATTTTGAAAATACCAAGCACGACCGTTCGATTCCTGCATATCTCTAAATTTATTTTGGCAATGTTCCAAACACCAAGTCAGCATATCGTTGTATAGATCGTCAGTGTATGGTAGGCGAACAACGTGATAGTCCTTGAGCACGGACATAAGTCCTTCTGTAGGTTTTGGAAAACTTTTTTTAGTCTTGGTTGACATCATGGCCACTGTCATTAGCTTTGCCTCAGTAGATATTCTGTGAGTCTAGGCCCCGATAGTTTGGCGCGGACTTGAAACTTGTATCCATATTGTAGTTGATCTGGAATTCTATACCAACAAGGAGTTTCTATAGCATTTAACATAATCCATTGTCCTTGTTCGCTTTGTTGCCATTCCCATAATGGTTGGGCTGCATATAAGTCCGGATCATCAACATCGCCCATCATGAATTCGTGTACTACTATTTCTCTTACTTCCTCTACTTGATCGCCTATTTGCATATATTTGTATGTATTCCGTGTTGGAGGCTTACCAAAAAAACCTTGACTGGGTTCAAATTGATAATCTTTAGTTTTTGTCATTTTAATTTATTGCCTTCTGCTGAGCCCCAACGAAGCATAAACATAGTGGCATCATAGTCATCTTCAAATTGAAAATACAGTGTGTGATAGCTTTCGCAACGCCAAAGGCTTTTACAGTTATCTTCACACCAAGATTTCATCAGCGGTAGATTTTCATAACCTACCTTGTCAAAATTGATCCTATAGGGAAACACAGCTCTCACTCTTGTTGCTAGAACTTCTCTAATAGAAGGCAGTGTTGTATTCATAGAGGAAATGCAAATTCAATAGTTTGGTACACAGGGGGTGCTTGTGGAATTGGTTCTTTGCTGATCAGTTCGTTGGCCAGTTGACTGCGTTCTTTTACATTGGGCTGTCCTAGCACAATCACAGCATACAATCTATCTTCTTTTCTAACCAACATTGCCACACACCTACCTGCAGGATTTGTAAATCCTGTTTTAGAAATAATAATATTATCAAATTCAAATAATGTAGGATTGGTATTTCTTAGATTTATCTTGACAGTCTTTTTACCTTTTGGTAACTTTAATGTGGTTGTTCGTTCATTGGATATAGCTTGAATGATGTCATGGTCTTTAATTCTAAATAAAAAAGCAACAAGATTATCTATAGTGCTGACATTACCAGGCAGCAGGCCACTGGCATCTACAATTCGAGTTCTGGTAAGCCCTGTTCCCATCACCCATTGATTTGTGTCAGATATGAATACATCAAACCCGCCTGGATATGAGTGTGCAAGAGTTTCGGCGGCTAGATTGTCTGAACTGATTAACATGGCCTTCATTAGATCGATTCTAGGAACCATAGCACCTCGAGGGAATCTACCTTTGGACTTGCCGGTAACTTTGACTTTCTCGTCTAGATCAAGGCCCTGCCTTAGGATAGTTGTTGCTGTAAACAGTTTTGTAATAGAAGCAATGCTACGAACATCACTCCTATTATAAACCATTTGATATTCCGTGAGATCATAATCGTAGAGTCCCCAGGCTCCGTGACTTGGTTGTGAATAACTTATAGTTGAAATGCATACACAAAATAACAAAAATAATTTTTTCATAATTCAATCTTGGCCGTTACCATATTTTAACAAAAACATTGTGCGTTTTTGTTCGTCGTAGAAATCCAAACGAACAGTATGTACATTCTTTTTGCCTTCGAACCAGCCGCTTGGTTCCATATAAAACCATTCATCTTTGTCTTGTGGACGTCTTACATAATCAGGGTCTTTGACATACTCTCTATGATCACGCACAGTAAAGCCCAGCACGTCTTTCATCTTTGTTCGTGAAAGATAGACACTGGGCTTTTCTCGTTGCTTGATGCGTTCGAGAACACTGCCCCATTGATCGGGACTCATAACCACAGGCTTGCTCATTATACTTCCAATACTATGTTAGGATTCCAACCACTGTTTTCACTGTAGCCATCGTTTTCGTAACCACGTGGGTTGCAAACAACACGAGTCTCTCCAATCATATAATCAAATGGCTGATGCATGTGCCCGTGTGTCCACAATTTAATCTGCGGGTGATCCATAATGAACTCACTTAGGTCACTGGCATATCCACCGTTCATAAGTGTTTGACTAGCGTATTGTTCACTGACACTTTTAAAACTAGGTGCGTGGTGCCCGACTACCACGCACTTCTTATCTTTATGTTCTTGAACAATCAGTTTGATGTAACTCAGCGTCTTATCGTGACGTATGGCAACATCCAACGGACTCATAGCTGCATACTCACGTTTGTCATTTCGCACAATTCGGAAATCGTTCATCATGTCTTTGATGGCATGCATTGTAAGTGGATCACGACCATTCATATCTGTCCACAATGTTCCACCCACAAACACAACATCGTCGATAATTTTCATATCCTGTTCTAACAAGTAGATGTTAGGATACTTGGCAACTTCTTCACGCATATAATCAATAGCCGCATAAAATTTGCCGTGATAGAATTCGTGATTGCCCATAATGTAAATTACATGGGGGAACTGAAAACTACAACGCTTGAAAAAATCACGGAAGCGAGCAACACGTTGCATTTTACGGCTAAGATCGGCAAATGCGCCACTGCTATACGGATTGAAATCAGCGGCAATGTGGTCATGTAGATCCTGTGCAATCATAATATCGCCACCGAGAATCAAAACATCGTAATCTTGATCATTTTGGATATTGATATCACTGAATTCTAAATGCAGATCCGATACCAGTTTAATTTTCATAGAATGTTCCAGGTAATGTATGTATATTATACAGTCAGTTTTAATTTCTGTCAACCTGATTAAATATGTATATAAATTATACCGGGAGCGAATCGGTGAAGTACTACGACTACGATTGGGATGTCAACCCAGAATCTATCATTCTGGACAAAGAACTAAACATTGATAAATTGGGCTGGAAAGCGGGTGACTGCTTTGTTGTTCAAAATATTGACGGCCGAGCCATGCTGAGAAAGCTGGACCCCCTGGAGAAATTCATAAAAGAAGGGGAACAAGAACATGGGTGATTTTTTTAAACTAGTGGCCGAACTTGGGTTTCCTATAGCAGGTGCCATGGCGGCTGGCTACTTTGTTTTCCTAACACTAAAATTTATCCTTGCTGGAGTTACTAGCAGTGTAAATGGAATGGGGGGAATTATCAAAGGCCTAGACAGTCGTGTTGACACCATGACCAATCAACTACAGCGTATTGATGTTAAAGTAAGTCATGCATTAGGTCTACAACCTGACTACGATCGTATCAGTAGAGCAGAACAAGCAGATCAAAGGAAAGATTAACATGATCGACTGTCAAGAGATAGCATTACTACATGCAGTAGCCGTTAACATAGACAAAGACGCCCAACCCGAATTATGGAAAGAATTAAACGATCGTTTGATCCTAGCAATTTTAAGGAACAATTAAAATGGATCCAGTAGAACTAGTAAACAAATATGGTTTTCCTATTGTGGCCGCAGGTGGCATGGGATACTTCATCTATTACGTGTGGACCTGGGTTACCACAGAAATCAAACCCGTTATAGGACAAGCCAATGGAACTCTTATCGCTCTTATTGATCGTATTCGTATGCTTGATAACGATCTTATCAGGTTGAATCAGAAAGTAGAAACTGTCATGGAACTACGTGGCAAGACCATTGAGTACGAACGTATCAAGGCCGAACACGAAATCAACAAAGTTTCAGAAGAAGAAGGGCCGCCAATCGGCAAGCGTAAGGCTACAAAAGAAGAAATTAAAGGCGCTGCCGGCGACTGATTACTTCGAGGTAGCTTTGTAGGTACCGTCCCAATCTTTTGGTAAATCTCTAGAGCGCATATCAGCTATACGCTCAATCCACAGTTCATAGTAGTGATCCATATTGCCGTCAAATTCACCAGTGAGTGTCTTGCATAATTCTATAGCGTCATCCCACTTTTGCTGCTTATAATAGGTCAACATACCGTTATGCATATCACGGGCAGTGTTCCATTTAACTGCTACAGTTTCATCAGGCATGTAGAATACAGTAAAAATATTAACACCAATGGTCTTGCCCTTGACTGCAATACAGTCTAAAGGAATAGTAAAGTACTGATCGTTAACACGCTTCTCTGTGCTTTCACTGATAATGATTAGTTGTCCATAGTTCTTGGTTTGACTTTCTAGTCGTGCTGTTAAACTAACTGAGTCACCTAGTACATCATATCCAAATCGGTCTTTACTACCAATGTTACCGATTAGTGTAGGACCGGTGTTAATACCCAAACCCATACCTACACGTGGCTTTCCTTCTCGTTCAAGTTCGATGTTAAACAGTTCAACAGCATGAATCATTTCTAGTCCAGTGCGGACAGCAGCGTGAGCATGATCAGGATCTTGAAGCTCTTGGATCGGAGCACCATGAACGTGCAGACTAGCATCACCAATGAACTTGATCAAGCATCCATTGTTGCGCAGTATAGGTTCAGCAATGGCAGTCATATAACGATTCATTGTTTGTGTAAATGCCACAACGTCATCACCATAGGTTTCACCTAGGCCAGTAAAGTTGCGCATGTCACTCATGATGATGGTAAGGTCTTTCTTCTCTCCGCCTAGTTTAATAAAGCTAGGATCTTTTTGTAGGCGTTCAACAATTACAGGATTTACATAGCTGCCAAACTGTTTCTTAATCTGTGACTTTTGCAAGTACTCGCTTAAAAATTTGACACTATAAGCGTGAATGTATACCAGACTACAGCCAACAACAAACCAAGTGGCGTCCAATAGGATTCTGGAGTTTTCATATAGATAAGATATAGCGAAATGACTGCCGCCGAGAAAGACAACAACAGGAATAAAAGCATAGGTCCACCTTGATAAAAATAGTACTAGTAATCCAGCGGCCAGCAAGGCAATGATCTCAGCTTGGTCAGCCCAACCTGGACGCTGTATGTTGCTCTGCGTCATCATAGTGCCAATGACTGCACCTTGTAGGTATTGTGGCCATACTTCACCTTTGGCTGTACTAACAGGGTTTACCAGACCAGCAGCACTGAGTCCAACAATAACAATACCGCCGTCAAATGATTCAGGCAACTGCATGTAACTGTATTCTCTAGGCGTTGCTGACCAATCAATCCAAACACGACCTTCGTTGTCCGTTGGTACTTTGCCAAACTTAGGAACACGCACAGCTTCTACACCCATGTCACCAATCTTGACTTGGAACTTGGGATCCTTGGCAGCCACACGCAGTGTCTCTAATGCTAGACTAGGATGTAGTTTTTCTTGACTTAGTATGACCATGGGCATACGACGAACAACACCGTCTATCTCTGGAAATGTATTAACAATACCAACACCTGCTGCTAGACTTTCTTGCGGCTCCACATTACTAATCAATCCTGGATACTCAACAACTAGTCCCTTAGGATCCATGCCTATTACTTGTGCAGGTGTTCTATGAGTAATATTCTTTTGACGTTCACTTCCTAGTGCTGGTAATACCACAGGATACTTCTTAAGTGTTTCACCTAGTACGGCATCCTTGCCAAAACGATCTTTCTCTGGCATTAGCACGTTAAACACAACCAGTCCGGCATCACGTCTATAAATCTCTTTAATGATATCAGCATACATGTCTCTAGGGAAAGGAAACTGTCCTAGCTTGTCTAGAGTTGCTTCATCAATGTTGACTGTATAAACAGGAACATCGTTGGCAGGTTGACTAGTTACTAATGTGTCAAAATAACGTAGTCTTACGCTTTCAATAAAACTAGGATCTACAAGACGGATGCCTAATACTAATGCTAGAGTGACCAATGCGGTCCAAGGGTTTAATAGTAGCTTTTTCATAGTAATATTTATCGCTAAATACCTTGGGGAGTAACTAGCCAACAGGTGTTGGTTTTATAGGTCGTCAACACGGTATACATATACCCGGTCTATAGACAAAGCGGTGAGACCATAACTTTAAGGAAGATATGGAACTCTTTACGATCCAGGCCCTTTGGGCATTTCTCGCTATCATTTTGATAGACATTGTATTAGCCGGTGATAACGCTCTTGTTATCGGAATGGCCGCTAACAAATTACCAGAACATCTACGCAAACGAGCAATTCTTTGGGGAACATTTGGTGCTATTGCTATCCGCTTTATTTCTGTAGCCGCACTGACCTACCTATTAATGATTCCAGGGCTACGCTTAATAGGCGGTGCTGCGCTATTGTGGATTGGCTGGAAGTTGGTTTTTGATGAAGGTGATCACGACATTGAAGCCAAAGACACATTCTGGGGTGCCATTAGTACTATTGTAGTCGCTGACGCAGTTATGGGCATAGACAATGCACTTGGTATTGCCGCGGCCGCAAATGGAAATTTTGTGTTAGTCATTGCTGGCCTGTTGATCAGTGTACCTATTATATTATTCGGTGCTGGATTAGTCAGCAAGATACTTGAGAAGTATCCCAACAGTGTGTTCGTAGGCAGCTTTGTATTATTTGCTGTGGCATTTCAAATGGCTATCAAAGAACCTCTATTGCAAGATTGGCTAGAACCTTTAGCCGGTTGGGTTAAGACTGTGCTACCTTGGTGTGCTTCGATGGTAATAACAGCAGTGCAGTATAAGAAAGCTAGAATGTAAAAAAGCCCCGGAAGGGGCTTTTTATTGATTACGATCTTACTAACATAGCAAAACTAAAGGCAAACGCAGGTATTGCTAATGCTGAAAAACTTATAAAAATTAGTGCTCTATCTATTAAATCTGATTTGGCCTTTATCCTAGCGTTTGCTAAGTCTGCTTCTAGTTTAGCACGTTCTTTATACATACGTACACGCTCAGCCATCATTTGTTCCCAAACATCACTATTACCACTATATATCAACAGTTCTTTGAGTTGTTTTTCTGCGTCTCGCAAGGCTTTACTCTGCATGGCAATTTCTATTGACATGGCTCTGATCTGTCCGTCTGTGAGAATCTTTTTGCTGGTTTGTGCGGCTGCATTAGCACTGTGAATTTTATCGCTGTTTTCAAAGAACTTGGCAAACTGTCCGTAAAGGCTGTTGACATCCTTGCCTAAGGCAATGGCCTTTTTAATATAACCAACTGATTGTTGTGCGGCTGTAAAAGCAATGCCAAGGGTAATAGGATCAATCATGTTTTCTTAGGATCCTTATCTTTGGGTGGCGGCTTAGTCCATTCTAAGCATACAACTCGACGATTATAAACATCCCCGGTCCAAGTCCATTTTACACAACGAGGCTCCTGGGCTAGCATGCCTGCCAACATCAATGAGCCTATGGCGTTGAACATACTATGGTCCCGTGCCTTGTGTTACTGAAACACTACATCCAGATAATGTAGCACACTGTTGTGTAATATTAATGTTTTGTGCTGTGGTGCCTTGTTGTATTAGATTAACTGTGCTAGAGCCACCAGCATTGGTCAAGTTGATAGTGGCTTTGTGACTGCCTGCGTCCTTTTGACTGGCAGTAACATTGTGCCCGTTGCCTGTTAGGCTTAGATCAAAGTAACTGCCTGATCCTTGTTGTGTAACATCAAATACATTAGTATTACCGTTGACAACGCCAAAGAATGTTTTCTCACCGTTGCCCATTTGCTTCAGTGTTCCTTGATTGCTATTACCAGTGACATCAACATAGGCAAAGTGCCCACTTGCAGTTCCGCCGTCATTGCTTTGTTTTAGACTCAACGTGTTTGTGCTGCCGTTGATATTTAGACCCATATAGTGTCCACCACTCTCTTGTCCGTCTTGTAAGCCAGTTGTAGGATTACGTGCTTGCCATAAGGTAATGTTATTTGTGTTGCCTGTGACGCTGAATTCAAACAAGTTCTTACCCAGGGTATCACCTTGTTTGATGTTTAAGGTATTGTTGTCACCGTCTATGACAGCGTAGTCAGTGCCACCTAGGCCTGAGATCTTATTATAGTTGCCTGTTTGTTCAATGGTTATTGCATTACCGCTACTGCCAATCTTTTGATCAAGATATAAACTGTTGCCCAATGTAATGTTACTAACACGACTCTTAGCAGAATTCTTCTGCGCTGTTTGATTTACAGTTATGTCGCTAGTAGAAGGCCAAGTAGGAGCACAGTCGGCGCAAACGCTGCCTGCTTGACCTGGATTAGCAGGAGTTCCGCCTGAACCAGTATCAGTACTAGTAACGCCATCATTTAAATCATAGTAGTAGGTAACTTCAGCAATTTGCATACTGTCGCAGTTTAACCCACAGAATTCCCCTGCTTTAGTTGTTGGAAACAATATGAAGTAGTAGATATAGGCAGTAGTATTGCCTGTCGCTATTTCGGGACTAGTCCAAAATCTCGACTCGCTTAAACTTAAACTATCTTGTTTAATCAGTGTCCAGTTGGCACCGTTATTACTACCATACAGTTTATAGCTAGTAGGATCACGGCCACTAAAATCATTAGCAGTTGTAATAGTAAATTTCTGAACCACTCGACCTTGACTTAGTTTGACAGTTACACCTGCATTCTTTTTGTCAAAATTTAGATATTTGGTATTAACATTGCCGTCAAAGGCCTGTGTTGCACCTTCTCCAAACGGACTGTTATTGCTAGTGGGAAATATAGTGCTGATAACCACAGGTGTGCTATTAGTTCTAATCAATTTCCAGTCAGCCGGGGCACTACTCGGTGTAGTTGTAGCAGTTTGTCCTGCGGTCAACGGTACAGTAGAATAGTTAGCGTTGGCATAAGTGTTGGCCTGTGCTACTGTGGGGTTAAGTGTGCCAGTCCATGAAACACCGTTAGTGTTATTCATACCACTTGATCCACTGAATAACTGTCCTGTGTTATTGTCACTGCCCACAAAGAAGAAATAGTCAGGACCCATGTTGACAATCTTACCGGTGCCAATAGTACCTGCTAGTGTGCCATTGCTATTGTAAACTTTACCTTCGTAAGGGTAACTACCATTACCAGTTGCTGCAAATTGAACATATTGTCCTGCTCGCCAACTCCAGGTTCCGTTAAACCAAGGAATCTTATACATAGTACCCGGTTGTTTACTGTAGATTTGGCAGGTAGTAGTATTGAGACAGGCATTGACATTCCACTGACTGTCGGCAATTTGGCTTTGTCCAAACTTGATATCAGTTAGGTCAGCAAATGCATTAGAGCATACGAACAGTAAAGCTAATAATATCTTTTTCATCTAAAGTTCTGATTGATAACAATCTGTCCCACGGCTTTACCACTGCTGAAGTTCCAACTGTTGGTCTGCATGTCCTGTGTAACAATCACCTGCACTTTGGTATCTAAAGGCATAACAACATTAGCATAGTTGCGACTGTTAGGGCTTAGGCTTTCAAACATCCAACCTATTTGTTGTGTTTCGCTTTTATCTTTAAACAATTTCTTAACGTAGGGATTTTCAGTTTCGCTTACTGCGGCCACTTCAGTGACTAAGGCATCTTTGTTAGCGGCAGTATCTAATCCTACCTTAGTAGCAGTGTCTAAATTCTCATCGCCTTCATTGGCACTACGTCCTTGCTTATAAGACTTGTTGCTTCCACCTTTTTCACCTTTACTAGCCACTTGTTGTTTTTCGCCATCTTTAGCATCATCTTTGTCATCTTTGTCTTTGTCGTCTTTTTTGCCGTCTTTCTTCGCATCGCCTGTCTTTTCAGCAGCAGCACGAGCAGCAGCGATCACGCTGACTCCAGTAGTAGTTCTTGGAGGATTAACCATTAGGTTGTTGCCAATGGCCATGCCGTTGAGAGCAACAATAACAGCAGGACTAGGAATACCATTTAATGTTTCAACTAAGGTAGCTTGATAAGGACGATTAAGTTTAACTATGCCTGCCGGTGTCTCTACATCAATAGCGCCACTGCCGCAGGTAAGTCCTTTTAAGTTTACGTTTTGTTCTATTTCACAGGTTGGCATCAACATGATCATACTAGCGCCTGTTTCACTAACAGCCATGACAAAGTCTGTGCCACGAACAGCAATGGCCGCAGTAGGTGTGTTGATTTTTACATTCTTGGGGTCTTTGGCAATACTGCCTGATACATAGCGCACAGTACCTGCGGCAGCTTTAAGTCCTAGTTTTCCGGCACCGCTTTTAGGATCATATACAAAATCGTCAATAATAAGGCTACTCGACTCAGTAACAGTAACGTTCGTATCGTCTTTAAAAACGATCTTGACTTTTCCATTCTTAGTTTCAATCTTGTCATTGGTTTTGATTTCTGTGCCTTTGACAATTTGAATTGTATCTTTACCACGCTTGATAATAGCAGTACCGGACGATTCAGTAACCGATCCGATATCTGCCCATGCCGACACGGCTGTGATCAAGCCTATGATAAGAGCAGCAACTCTCATTGCCGTTCCTTAGTTCTTCTGTGTTATATTGAATATACCGCTGTTGGATATACTTTTGATATTAACCACGTTGTCAATAGTTCCAGTTTGGCTGATAGTAAACTTGTTGCTGTTACCAGCCAAGTCAACCCAAACACTACTACCAGCTGCACCAGTTGAACGCTGACTGATGTTAAACTCGTTAGTATCACCTACCACTTTGATTGTGTCAGTGTGCTTGCCACCAATAGCATCAATGAAGAACTTGTTGGTGTTGCCCGTTACATCAATAGCAGCTTTCAAGTCGTCGCCTGTGCCACGATATTGAATTTCATTGCTGTTGCCTGTGAACTTCATGTTTAGGTCAGCTGCTTTACATCCCGTTAGTGCTGTAGTTCCATCGCTGGCATTGCCATAACCGCAGGCCACGTCAGCTTTGTTAGTGTTACCCAACTGCTGAATAGTCACGGTTGCGCCAACACCTGTGCCTGTGGTGTCGTTCTTTACTTCTAGGTTGATTTCGTTGCTGGCACCAACTTGGTTAGTAACAATCTTCTGATCAATGCCACGTAGGTATACTGGACGAGCAGCTGATCCTGCTTTGTTACCTGATCCATTTTGTGTCATATTGACATTAGGATTGTCACCGCTTTGATCGATAAAGATGCGGTTAGTTGTGGCAATGGCTAGTGAGGCTGTTGCGTTAGGGCTAACAGTTACCATTGTTGGGATTGTGGCTGCACTTGGTGCAGTTACAGCAGTCTGGGCCATTACTGGAAATGCTGCTGCTAATAATATTGTTATAATTGTTTGTTTCATTTTTTGCTCCTAACCTTGTGGGTTATTTTTACTTCCAGAACTGGATTCGTGTCCAGATACTCTTCTCTTTGCTTCCTTCAACACTTTTTCCGCTATCGGACTGCTGTGGTGAGGATGCAGTTTTGGCTGCGTCTTTGGTCTTGGTTTGTGCTTGAACCAACTCATTGGACTTCTCCTTGAATTGCCACAGGCCACCACGCTCTCCCTTTTTAATCAACTCAATAACCGCTGTTTCGATTGCTGAACGTAGGGCATAGTTACCTGGCTCGTTAAATGTTTGGCTTGAATCAAATTCAAATGCCTGTGTTGCTTGGTTGAAAAACTTCAACGCAGTGGCACCGTCGGCGGTGCTGAGCAAGTTCTTTTCCACTGTAACAGTGGTTAGTACTTCTCCAGTTTGAACACTGACCAAACGTAGGCTGATCACAACCACGTCTTGAGTATAGGCGGTAGATGTTCCAATACCTAACCAACGAGCACCTGTGCCGCCTGTTAGTGTATTGCTGTTATAATCAATAATGCCACCTTCTAGAATAACACCAGCCATTTGCAATGGTGGTAACGGTTTGGCATTAGCGCCTTCGTAGATCTCACGTGTCTGTTTGATCATCTGACGCTCTTTTAACAAGTTGTCCAAGCCAACACGCTCAACAACTGTGAACCATTGACGATTACCAACTTCTTGTAAACTCTTCATTAGGTATGCTTCAGCACCCTGGGTGACTGCTGTTGAAAACAAGCTGAGTGTTGAACTTGGCTTTCGCTGTCCTGTTAGGTCTTTGAAACCATACACTGCCACTGTCACTGCCGGACCTGCTGGTGCAGGAACATTGGCAAAACTCTTGTTGATTGTGTCTGTAACTGTAGCTTCTTCTTTGATTTGTGTACTGCCCCATGGACGTACGGTTGAACATCCAGCTAGGGCTACTACGGCTAATGTGATTAAGGATAATTTAATTGCTTTCATATTTTCTCCTTAAAAACTAAAACTAGCAATTGGAACTATAACTCGAGTAACAGTACCTTTGGCATCTACTACTGTCAGTGTAACTTTGTCGTTGGCCTTGGCCCAGGTAACTGTATTACCATCTAGAGCAAAGTTACCTGTTGTTGGATTCACGCAACCTGGAATCGCCGTGCCATCTGCGGCAGCGCATTTGTTTGTGAATAGGTTGTTGCTTAACTGTGTTGCAAGTTGAGCATATACTTGACTTTGAAATAGACTCATGAATCTATTCAACGGGGTGTTTAGCAGTTCAGCCTCAGCTTTGGCAATGGCTGCTTTTTTGTCTGCTTCGATAGCATCACGTCGTGACTTTTCAATGCTGTCAATGGTCAACACATGACTGCTAAATCCAATGCCACTAAAGGCTGGATTTTTAAATTGTTGTACTAACTCTGCTTGTGCAGTCGTGGATAATGCCAGCATCATCCCTAGTGTCACTAAGGTTTTCTTCATCGGTTCGCTCCCGGGTTTGTAATGTATTTACCGGGAGTTGTGCTAGAATAAACTATGAGTTATCTAAAGACAGATGACAGCCGCAATGGCCAAGTAAGATGCTTGATGCGCTAGTTGATCTAGGCCGAATTGATTCCAAAATAAGGGTTTAGTATTGTCTTTGCAACCGTATTTTACCTTGGTGTAATCTATTACATAATGATATACGCCTTCAATAACTGCTACAGATATCATTGTAACAGCACTGATTGGATGAAAGAAACTAAAAATCAACAATAATACTAATGTTCCCCAGACATGATCTAGCGTATGACTTATGCCAACAGGATCTAGCCACACACCTTTTTTAACGGTCTGCATATAGGTCTGTATCTTAAAATCAGCATACCAGTGCTTGATTTGAAACAGTAGTAAAAGTGCAAGAATTTCCATGTTAGCTATTTATATAGCTGAATTTATTTCAATTCAGGAAAAAGACAGTCCTGGATAAACATTTGGACATCTTCCTCGCTTAAACCTAAACTGACCATTACTTTAGGAGTATGTGGGTTTTGCTTTTGGTTTTGAGCATAGTAATTCTGCTGATCTTTGGTGCTTTCTGCAGTATTATTAGTTTCTCCCACACATTCTGTGTAGTGATTAACTAGTATATGTGCTAGACTTGCAATCTGTGCTAATTCGCTTTCGTCGCTGACATTGCCCGCAGCAATCATATGCGGACTAAAAATACGCTCTGCCCATTCGGGAAGTTTACGTGGTTTATTCCAGTCGTATCGGCCAACTTCTTCAGCAAAGTATTCAATCATAGGATGATCAAAATCACCTGTAGGACTATAATCAATAAAGCAACCTGTGATCTTATTCTTACCTGCTATTACGTCAAAGCCAAAAATAGGAGCAGGGTTGTGTGTATGTGGAAACACACAGCAGTGCATCATCCATAACCCTTTACTTTCTCGAGCATCTACAACATCAATGTGAGCACGACGATAACGATCGCTAGTCCAGATGCGATTAACCCAACCTGGCTGATTAAATCTTTCCATCCCAGATTCATTAACCTCTTGACCCGTGCGGCTGAAGTTATCTTCCAATAGATGTTGGATCTCAACTAACTTTTCCCAAACTTGACTCATCAGTGCCTTTCATTGTTTAGAGCCTTCATTATCTTGATAGCCCATTCAAAGGCTATTCGAGCTTCGGGTCCTAGGTCATCAGTGAGTTCAGCACGGATGGCTGCTTTTAAATTATGTGCATCGTCAAAGTCATAGAATCTTCCTTGACCCGGCGCTTTCTTTTTAATAATTTGTCCGCCAAACAAGTCTCCCATATGACGACAATACATATGAGCTTTTATCAAATGTTTTCTTTCAGGATTCATATTGAGTTCTAAAAGATATTGATAGTACTCAATGGTAACCGGCAACCAAAACAAGTTGTGATGTGGACCAACTAGTTCTATACAATCTTGATAGATCTTGTGTGTTCGTTCAATATCTTTTAGATTGGTCAACATTCCTTGACTTTTACAGGCAGTTTCGATACCGTTATAGACCAGCACCATTTGCCAAAGATAATTAGCATATTCTTCTGCGGTAAAAGACCCGCTGACCAATTTCGTTGCGAAGATTGTTTTTTCTGCTTCTTCGTGCAGATCGTGTGTGATTTCTCGTAGACTCATAATATGTATATTTAATTCTTTAATTTGAACTTCAAAAGAAAAATCAGGAGGTCTTTCTCCTGATCTAATTTAACAGTATATATCTGTTCATTTTGCCTTTGAAAATGCCATCTTTGGCCTAATGGGCCAAACAAACTTTCTAGATATGCTATCAAGGTTCTTTTTCCTTTTTTCCCAGAAGTTTGATTGCCGCTTCTACAATCAAAAAGAGTTAGCCAATATTGAAATCTCTTTGTGCCAAGATCAGTGTATTTTATAACTCTGATATCTTCTTGATTCATGCATCTGGTTCAATGGTTACCACTAAAGGAAATCCATTTTGTCTTGCAGCCTGAGTAGAATCGATGCCTTTTTGTTCGGCGATTTCGTGTGTATAGATTCCTGCTACCGCACTACCCGTGTTGTGTATTTCCAAGGTAATGTCTTTGGCTCGATCCTGTGCGTGTTTGAATATTTCAGTTAACACTTCGATGACAAATTCCATAGGAGTTTTATCATCGTTCAGCAATACAACTTTCCATAGCTTTGGTGGCTGTAAGGAAACTGTTATTTTTTCATCAATTTTTAAATCAGTGGACATATTTTTATTTGCTCCAAATTAGGGGAGTAAGTCTCCCCTAATTAATTACTTAATTTCCACAATATCAATGATACGTGGTTTTTCGGATTCCGGAACGTTACGGAAAAGTTGAATTCTCAACATACCGTTTCTAATCTCGGCTACCTTAACTTCCATGTGCTCTGCTAAAGTAAAAGTTTTTTCAAAGTCTCGTGTAGCAAGTCCACGATGAAGGTACATGGCATCTCCTAAAGACATTTCTTTAGATTCGCCAAATACGCTCAATTGATTGCGCTCGACTTCTACTCGAATTTCTTCCTTCTCAAATCCAGTAATTGCAATTTGAATTTCGTATTGGTCTTCATTCCATTTGAGGATATTAAATGGAGGATAGTTGGTAGACACTTGGTTGGCAAATCTGCGTTCCATTTGGTCAAACATTGTGTCAAATCCCACAAGTGCTCTGCTCAGTGTGTCTAATCTCGATAGTTGATTGTTGTTCATAATAGTCTCCTTATAAAGTAAGAACAATGGGGGCCTCGAAAGTACCCCCTATTTGACAATTAGCTAAACTTAGTTTCAGTAAACGTAGCGTCTACCACATTGTCATCTGCTTTGGCTTCTGGTTGAGGCGCCTGAGCTGCCTGTTCCTTGGCCTGCTTTTTATCCAATAATGTTTTCATTGCCGGATAAACCTTGTTGAGTTCTTCAGTGATCTTTTCAGGGTCTGTGCCTTTGGTAGCTTCTTCTACTGCTTTGATCACTGTTTCTAACTCAGTGATTTCTGTTTCAGAAAGTTCTGAACGGAACTCTTCTAGATCTTTACGTACTTCGTGCATCTGTGCTTCAGCACCATTACGTGTTTCAATCAGTGTACGTGCTTTCTTATCTGCTTCTGCATTGACTTCAGCATCTTGAACCATACGCTCGATTTCTTCTTTGCTCAATCCACTATCTGATTTAATAGTGATTTTGTTTTCTTTGCCGGTGTTTTTGTCTTTGGCGCTGACGTGCATGATACCGTTGGCGTCAATGTCAAAACTCACTTCAATCTGAGGTTGTCCTCTGCGTCCTGGTGCAATACCTTCTAGGTTAAACTCGCCTAGTAACTTGTTATGTTGTACGAGTTCGCGTTCACCTTGAAACGCTTTGATGGTCACAGCAGGCTGGTTGTCTTCTGCTGTAGAGAATGTTTGACTAGCTTTAGTTGGGATAGTTGTATTCTTTTGCACCAGCTTGGTCATAATGCCACCCATGGTCTCAATGCCTAGACTCAACGGTGTAACATCCAACAACAAAACGTCATTGCGATCACCACCTAGAACAGCACCTTGAATGGCGGCGCCTGCGGCCACAGCTTCGTCGGGGTTAACATCTTTACGGGGTGCTTTGCCAAACAGTTGCTCAACAGCTTCTTGTACTTTAGGCATACGTGTTTGACCACCAACAAGAATAACTTCGTCGATGTCAGTGGCGGTAATGCCTGCATCTTTCATAGCTGTGCGGCAAGGTGCTAGACTACGTTCGATTAGATCAGCTACAAGACTTTCTAGTTTTGCACGGGTGATCTTTACCACTAGATGTTTAGGACCACTAGCATCAGCTGTAACGTATGGAAGATTGACTTCTGTTTGTGCAGAACTCGATAATTCAATCTTGGCTTTTTCAGCAGCATCTTTTAAACGCTGTAGGGCAAGCATATCTTTCTTGAGATCGATTCCGGAATCTTTCTTGAATTCATCAACTAGGAATTCCATAATGCGTTGGTCAAAATCTTCACCACCTAGAAAGGTGTCACCATTGGTGCTTAGTACTTCGATTTGTTTGTCGCCTTCCACGTTCGCGATCTCAATGATCGATACGTCGAAAGTACCGCCACCAAGATCATAAACAGCAATCTTCCTGTCAGCTTTATCAGACTTATCAACGCCATAACTAAGAGCTGCCGCAGTAGGCTCGTTAATAATACGCAGTACCTCCAAGCCGGCAATCTGTCCAGCATCCTTGGTAGCTTGTCTTTGGCTGTCGTTAAAGTACGCAGGAACTGTGATAACTGCTTGAGTAACTTCATGACCTAAATAATCCTCCGCTGTCTTTTTCATTTTACGCAGAACTTCTGCTGAAATCTGCGGAGGAGCAAGACGTTGTTCTCCTGCCTTGACCCAAGCATCACCATTACCGTTTTGGATAATTTCATAAGGCATCAGGTCGATGTCCTTTTGAACTGCATCCTCAGTGAATTTACGACCAATCAAACGCTTGGCAGCATAGATGGTGTTTTTGGGATTTGTTACTGCCTGGCGTTTTGCGCTGGCACCAACTAGAATTTCATTGTTGGTGTAGGCAACCACGCTGGGTGTAGTTCTAGCACCTTCTGAATTCTCAATAACTTTGGGAATTCCATTTTCGACGATAGCCACGCAAGAATTCGTGGTGCCGAGGTCAATACCGATGATCTTAGACATAATATCTCCTTATAAAGTAAGATCTAAATTGTGAGCACTATGCTCTGTAAATTGCCCTATTGGTACAATTTACGATTTTATTTATCTTTGATGTGCCAACGGTTGAAAAAGTTCACCGTTGATACTACTAGCAGTTCGTAATTTTTTATAAACATTCTGAACACCTACTGCTTGATTCCAAGCATCTTCAAGGGCATGATGTTTTAGTACAGGAGGCCGGTTAGGATTGATTCCAATGTCAAATATAGTGCGAGTATCGCGTACTTCCCAGAAACTCCAAGGAATAGCTTTGCCTATCTTGCGAAAATAATGTTCTAAAATAATAACATCAAATCCTGCACCATGACTCCATACTCGCTTGCCGCCCCAACAAAACTTATACAGTTGTGTCATTGCTTCTTCGATAGAAATTCTATTTGCAGGATCAAATGCTTCGTCCTGAGCAGCTTGGCTTTGATTGGACCACCAGTCTAAGGTAGCCTGACTAACCGTAGCACCAATCCGATCACAACTATCAACATCAACACGGACATAAAATTTCTCACATTTTGGGTCATTAACATCGTCACCAAACGGATCAAATTTAACTGCTCCGATAGTAAGGATAGTTGCGGTGGGGAGTACGTCTAGCGTCTCCAAGTCAATCATAATATCTGTGTTCATACAGCTATTATACTACCTTTCTGACCAATGGTCAATAGATTAAAACATTTTTTTAGGAAGTTGTTGTTCTCTGAGCTTTTTATTCCAACGTGCTTTGGCTGCGCCAGCTTTGCGTTTGCGCTCAGTTGTGGGTTTTTCATAAAATTCACGGGCACGTAGTTCTTCCAAAAGTCCACTGTCGTCTATTTTCTTTTTGAATCTTCTTAGAGCTTGATTGATATTTTCGTTTTCTTTGACAAAAACGGTATTACCAGTTAGTCTAATTGTATTATTGTTGTTCATAAGTTCCTATTACGGTTTCTAATAATTTGATGCAGTCATCAATACTATATATAGCCTTTGTATTGACCTTAGCTAGGTTTTTTAGTATCCCAAAATAAGATGAATTACGTTGTGCAGCCATATAACCAGTTATTAACTGATTTTCGTGTTCCGCATTAAAGATTATATGGTGACTCTTGTGTTTTTTATCAAACAACCAATCTGGACTACTGTTGTTCCAGATATAAAGAACCACCATTGGTAAATTATTGATTTTCGACAATGCTGTAGATAATAATTGTGTTTGGTCAGCGGTAAGATTGACCAGCAACAATCTCACACCATCGTAGGCTACGTCATCGGGATCGGTGACCAAAATCACTTTACTGTTCATCTTTTTTTGCTTTCACACGTTGCCAAAGAGTGGACTTAGTCTGTTCTGCATTTTGAACGTATTCTACACTTCCTTGGTTTTCTTGATCTGCTGTGTCCCTTGTTTCTCCAACCAGGTCACTGTCTTTTTTTTTAGATTCGTCTGCGAGAACACGTTGTTCTTCTATCCATTTGGCAGCTTCGCCAGCAGCATCATCGTGATCAGGCTGCGGCCTTAGATAAGATTGCCAGGGTAGTTCTTTGATAACATTACGTTCAAAAAGTTTTCTCTGAAGTTTCAAACTGCTGTCAGGATGATCTGCTTTCCAACGGGTCATTGCAGATGCTTCACTTTCAGATGCTTGCGCCAATTCATCTTCATCAGTGTGCTCTTCTTCTGTCGGTTCCTCAGTTTTATGGACCTGTGGACCCACTCGAAATTCTTCCGGTACTTGACTTACCCACGGTTTTAAAAGATAAGGATGTTTTTCAAAAATACCCAATTCTCTGTCTTCGACTGATAGTGTTGGTCCTTGAACCGGGAATGGCCATAATGGGCTGCCGGCCGGAATAAAAGGTTCTGCTTTTATTTTGACATCTTGCTCTGCGGCTTCTTGATCTAATTGACGAGCACGTTCTTTGCCTTGTTCGAACCATTCTTTTACTGCTAACTCGTCGTCTTCTTCTCGAGCAGTTCGGAACCATTGAAAACTGTATTGACTGGCCAACAACAAGATCACTGCCAGAGGATCAAATACCGCAACAATAATAATGATTACCCAGGTGACAGCTTTTTCTAATAGATTGGCATCTGGATTGCTTCCGTAAATAAAAGAAGCTATGTATTTTATTGGTCCAACCTCGGCCTCCACTTTTCGAACCTCTGCCGCAATAGGTGCTCTCTCACTGTTAAGTGTAGAGATGGTCTTTTGCGATTGAGCAATTTCTTGAGTAATACGGCCGCGATCTTTTTGCTGGGCTTTACGAATTGCGACTGCTTTTTCGGCACCCTTTTCATCTGTTGAGCGACCCATAACTTGGTCCACTGCCTCATCAAGTTGTTTGAGAACTTTACGATTTGCATCTATATTTTCTTTTTCTGTTTTGATTTTCTCATCATAGACGGCAATCCTACTTTGTACGTCACCGCTTACAAGACTTTGATCACTATGTGCTTTTGATAGGAATCCAAAGATACCCATTGATGTTATCACCATTAGGATAGCAATGGCCGCAATTAGATACGACCTAATAAAAATAGGAGCACGGGCCCAATTTATCTTGAGCCATACGGTGGCAATTAATTTGCTGACCTCTAACACAACACCCATTACAATAATAGGTATAACTGCGGCCGCAAAGATTGAAACAAGGCCAGCCACGCTGTACCAAATTGCCACAGCAGATATAGTTAGTCCGCTTAGAAGAGCCAACCAGGCTATGATTTTATCACTTAGATTTATTTTCATTGAGCTAGTATTTACCGGCCTTTAATAAAGTTAAAAACTATACTAAATTTATTTAAAAAATATCAGCGCCATCATTACTGCTTGGACAATAAACCCCAATCCGATAGTAACTACATTGAGCATATCTTTTTGCACCGTGGCTTTAACAAACAACAAGGTCAGGCCGCCCCAACATAACAGCACAAGATCCACTGCGGGCATCTTGTCAGTTAGGCCGCTCATTACTGCAAACAGACTAGGAACAGTAGCAGCGTGTAAGACAATAACTGCCAACCAACCAAATGTTTCTGCTGAAATATGACTGACCTTAGCCGTAGCCCAAGTTTTAAATTCTTGAAGATTTTCAAATTGGGGTAACGGATTAAATTTATTTAGATTAGCCATTTGTTTTCTTTCCTTTGTAAAAGATATGATTACCGATTGATCCAATTTTTTCTAAAGGCCAACGAGGATTGACATAGTTAGCATGATAATACAATGCTTCTTTCATTACGTCAAGTCGAAAGCCTTCCAATAACACTTTCTTGGCCACAGCCATACTTTCATTATAAGCTGATTGGTTAACAGGTCTAGCTTTGTGAGCAGTGTCACAGTACCATGAGAATTGGCAAATGACTCTGTCTATCACTACTGACTTTTGAAAAACAACTGCACAGACATCTTTTGGGAACGAAGGATGAGCCGCCCTGTTCATAGTGACCTGTGCTACTGCTACTTTGCCTTCAAAGTTTTCGTGGCCTGCTTCGCGATAGATATTCATCGCTAGACATTCTAGTTGTCGTTCTCTAGTTTTGATTGACACAATATCAGGCGATGATAACATCTGACCCTCACGTAGCTTTGCCATTTTGGTCTGAGTAATACTTTGCACCAACATGGCTACTACAACTAAGCCCATAACATAGGCTGTAAATCTAAATAACTTTTCCATAAGTCCTCCTTTGACTTGGTGTTGTAAAACTTCTACAACATTACATAAAGGGAGTTAACTTCACGAGGCTCTGACAGAACCCTACTTTCGTGTAGTTGTCTCCATTAGCCACCACAACTTGTGGTACCTTTGGCGACCCTTGGCATCCCGAAAATACGGGTTTCTCATTGGCCAAGACCCGCGGACATGATTTTGATGGTATCTCTGTCATGTCAACTATCTCAGTTTCTTTGCGAAACGTTTAATATATACCCCATAGATTCGAAATCTCCCGAGAAACTGGTGATTATCGACGCATTTTGGAGATATCTTGTGCTTCTTCGTCCGAAAACACAGGCACCGCATTTGACTTGTGCATAGTGGCAATGCCTTTGACCTTGGTTCCTGTGTAGACTGGATTAGGTCGCAATACTGCATTGCCACCTGTGTTCACGCTCTTGATGTGAGCAGTACTACGGTCTGCCGGAATGGCAAGACTGTAATTTCCCTTGAGTGGTTCTGCAGACAATGCTCGTTTACGCTTCTTGTCTTCAATTTCTACAGCCCATTTCTTCTGTAGTTCTTTCCAACTTTCGTCCAATTCTCTAGCCTTTCTAGCGTGTTCAGCTGATGCAAACTTTTGCTTGCCTTTGCGTTTACCTGTGGTACTAAGCCACGGGCCTTCTAAATGCATTGTCAAAAGAAACCTCCAAACTTGTTAAACTATGTTAGTAGTATAACATTTAGTTTGGAGGTTGTCAAGACCCAATATTACAAATCTATAGTTTCGGGATCTACCAATGCCAATTCTTCAAATCCCCAACTCCTTTCCTCGCAAGAATAACATAAATTGCATTTTCCTCTGAGCTGCCGAGAACAAGAATGTGTATATGGTATTATAAAGTCAGTTCCTAGTTTGTACAATATATCAGTCATGTGTGGTTTAAGTAGATCCAAAAAAGGTTGCTGATACAATGGAGTTTGTTTGTAGACAAAACCTAGGCTGCCTTTGAATATTTTAATATCCGGCGATGGCATATTGTTTCCGCTCAGATAAATTTGTCCGTTAAACTGTTTGCATGTTTCAGCAACAACATTAGAGTCCATTCTTCCCTGGCGAATTGCCTCTTCAGTATTAGGAATATTATTCACGTGCAATATGCCAACTTGAAAATGGTCTTCAAACTGCTTTAAAATACGAGTTGCATACCTTGTCTCGCCTGTTGGTTTTTCTATAGTGAAAGCAGTCAATGATACTGTTTTTAATCGATCAGTCTGATATAGTTCTGTTAAAATTAAAGATAACATTGCAGACGAGTCTAAACCGCCCGACATAAAAATTCCAATATTATCTACTTCCGGAATAGTAAAAGTAAACTCGCGTTCTAGGTGTTTAGGTCCAATTGTTATTTTCATACTGTGGTTATTTATTAAATACAGAATGACCACTGATCCTAAATTTGCTTTTCCTACTAAACCAAACGACTTTTCATCGTCTTTAAATATCGATGTATCAACCGAACATTTAATGTGCGAAATGCAATTAAGTGCAATAGGTTGCTGGGAGCCTTTAGATTTTTTAATTGATCAGTCAATTTGGGAAGACGACAAGGGTAGGCTTAAAGACCTATGGCGACCGTTCCAGCCAAAAGAAGGAATAACCAACGATAGAGATTCAATTTTATTGTTTGGGTTGAACGGTGACACTGCAATCAGTCCAACGGGATTGTCGCACGTTCACGCAAAAATAGGTCGTTTTCCAAAAGAAACTGAATTTACCTATCCAACTGATGCTGTTCCTCTACTACATTCTTGTCAGGAAATTATGGAATTCTTCTCCCCTATGTGTCGTAGTTTTATCATAAGATTAAATGCCGGCGGCTTTTACCCAAGACACAGAGATCACTTTTTACTTAATCGTGATACATTTAGGCTTGTTACTTTTTTAGGTAACTCGAGCGATAATTTGGAATGGGAAGTAGAAGGTAATATTAAAACATTTTTACCAAATACTACCTACTATATCGATACTAGAAAAATGCATAGACTATCGTCGTGGAATCACGGCTCAACTATGATAGTATGGAATGTTCGAAAAACATGGGTCAACGTTCTAAAAGTTTTAACACGATTAAAACATAAATGAACAGTATCAGCTGTTCAACACCTTAGCAACTGAATTCATAACTGCCGCGATTCTACCAATGTCACGCAGTTGCTCTACACTATAGCCTTCTGTTTTTAGTGTTTCATAATGTGCTTTCACACAGAAGTGACACTTGCCCACAATACTAGCTGCCAAAGAGAATGCTTCAAAATTTGCCTTAGTAGTTCCGCCGTGACTAGCAATAGCGTTCATGCGTAACTGTGCTGGCAATCCTTTTAGACTAGGATCATCTGCCATTTCAACGTAAGGGTACCATACATTGTTCTGTGCCATAATACTAGCGGCTGTCATTGCAGAGTCAGCATGTACTGGAGCATCTGCTAACAACACCGCAAGCACCTTGCCGTTGCCAGTTGCGGCCAATGCAGCCACAGCACACCCCATAGCCACATCTGCATCTAGTGTACTACGCAAAAGGACAGCGTCCAAGTTTAACTTAGTGTCCTTTGCGTATTCTGGTAATACGCCTTTTACTGATTCAATAAAACTCATTTTATGCTACCTCATCTTTCTTATCGCTAGGGAATTTTGCACTAGTGTATCGAATAACCAATACGCTGATGGCAATAATAAATGTGGAACCAGCCACTGACAGCATCTCAACAATGTTGATGGGCTGGTGACTCATGATGTCTACCATGTGCCGGGTCAATGCAGTTATTGCTATGTAAAGTAGAAACCTAACAGGCATATGATTGGTTCTAAAGTAAATCCCAACCATGGCCCCAATTTCCAAATAGATAAACATTAGCAACAAGTCGGCAACTCCGGCATGGTGCTTCTGGAACATTTCAAAAAACGTCCAGCCAGCGGCCCATACCGTTGCGGCGCCTATTCCAAAAAGTGCCAATCGGTGAAAAATATCAACTAAAGTATTTCCAACACGATCAACATTTTTTGTGTTTAACATTATAGAGTCTCTCCGCCCACTGTACGATTACAAGCACAGAGTTCACCTGTTTGTAGCGCATCCAACACACGAAGTGTTTCTTCTGGGCTACGACCAACATTTAAGTTATTGACTGTAACATGCTGAATCTCGTTGCTTGGATCAACAATGAATGTGGCACGTAATGCCGCACCAGCTGGAGCATAGAACACACCCAGTTGTTCAATCAAGCTCAACTCACCACGCTGTGTATCAGCAAACTGGTGATGTGTGATTTTCTTCAAATCAGCGTGTGCAGTCTGCCATGCTACTTTACAGAACTCATTATCTGTTGAACCTGTTAGCAGGACTGCATCACGGTCAGCAAAGTCTTGTGTCAACTTGTCGTAGGCCACAATCTCTGTTGGGCAAACAAATGTAAAGTCTTTTGGATAGTAAACGATTACTTTCCACTTGCCTTCGAAACTATTTTCTGTAATAGTGTAGAACGCATCTTCTGGTTGTCCTGGCTTGACACCTGTAATTGCGAATGGGGCTAATTTATCTCCAACTGTTTTCATGCTTATATCTCCTTGTGTGTGAATGAAACAATAATTATTGTACATTTATTTACGCTATAAATCAATGGTTTTCCATTAGTTTTGACTAATATTTTTTAATGGCACTAATAGGAAGAACTAATAATAGAAAAGGCTCCGAAGAGCCTTTGGTAAATTGTAAAGTGTTTACACTACCGGAGTATACTCAATACCTGTAGTTGCTAGACCAACTAACCCAATAGTAGTTTCAAAAGCTGCCAACTCGCTGGCAGCAACTAAGACGTCAGCCTGACTCAACTTGTTGTTGGTCATCCATGCTGTGTAGTCTGTAACCTGTGTCAATGTAGCATCAGTGCCGTAGACATTTTTGTAAACGTGCTTGATAAATGTTTCATTGCTAACACCACCTGCATCTGTTTTGTAAACATCTGTGGCTAACAATGCTGTGGCTAATTCCTTGTTGGTCCAACCTGAATCAGCAAGTCGAATGCCAACACCTGTATAGGCTTTGGTAACATCAGCTGTACCAAGTGCGGCAGCTAACAATGCGTAAACATCACCTGCACGACCTGCGGCATCATAGGCAACAGCCTTGTCCGTGAACACCACACGCTCGTGGTTGGCAAGATTGAATTCCATGTTGCTGACCAATGTGCTGGCTAACTTTACATTGTCAGCAGTTTTAGTAACTGTGAACTCTGTGCTCTTGCCACCCATTGCATAAGTGTCAACTCCGGTAGTACCAGTAACGTCAACTGTGATATCCACTGTGCCATCACCTGCGCGACCTGTACCCACTACACCAAAGGTGGCAATCTTACCTGCGGTGCCAACTGTGGCCACTGTGACGATCAAGTTGTTAGCCACTGCGCCGCCTAATGCTGTACCAGCAAGGGTGATTGTGTCGCCGGCAAGGTAACCTGTACCTGCACTGGCTGCTAGACTGTCTAGAACAACAGAGTATACTCCGTCTGTTTTAGTAACATCAAACGCAGCACCGGTTCCGGTTCCGCCTGTTAGGCCTGTGACATTTTGATAAGTTGCGTTAATTGGTTTGTCTTTGATCGTGATTGTTGTTGTCATAATTTTCCTTTTTAATAATATGAGTCATAAACTTAATTAGTGGTTTATACTACCATTATACGCAAAATATCAAACAAAACTTGTGCGTACACGCACAACTTCGATGTGATAATTGATTAACTTTACCAAAAAACCCGCCGAAGCGGGTTTTTTGATTGTATTTAATTTACTCGACAATGAATAAATTGTTAAATCTATCTTCTGCTTCTTGATCTGTGATATCGTCGATAACCTCTGGCTCTTCTATATGTAGAGCTAGGAATCCTGCCATAGTTATTGTTTCTGCTTCAGCATCTAATGAGCTAATCCACTCTTTCATAAACTGTTTTGGTAGACAGAAGTAAAAACGTTTTCTTATTTGCTTTTGTTGCTTGTACCAGGGTTGAGCAGAAACATACTTTATATAACTAAACACAAATTCGTACGGAAGGGAAATGCCCTCTTCGTTCTCAGTTGCGGTATTCCAATATACCTTAAATTTGTCTGTTAGGTTGTCAGCCATATTTTTTAAAGGAACAGTCCTACAGCACCCCGGACTACTATTTCTAGTAATGTCATATTCACAATACCCAAAGTAATCAGTACTTCCGCTAGACGGATTAGATGTAAAGTAAAAACTAGGTTGCGGATTTGGATTTAGTTCGTATACAAAACTACATTTTTTTAATGCTATATTTCTAAAATAGAATCGTGTTACTTTACGTTGCTGAATTGGTTTATAATTTTTGTCATCTGCAAAAATTGATAAATCTTTGACTACTGTTTTAACTTCGTTTATATAATCTGCAATTTGTTCTAATTTAGACTGTACTTTAACAGGGTCTTTACTGCTAAGAATTTTCAAATGGAATTTTTTATTGTGCGTTAAATCTGTAGCCAATGACGCCGCAGTAACGGGATTACTAAAAATCCTAACCAATCTATTCTTAAATTCTGTTTGAGATTCACCAGGCGAACTAATTAGAAAACTTTCTGCAGGAACTGACCCTAAGTAAGTTTTTTTAAAAATTTGCTGAAATGGGATATCTGGTGATAATAGTTGTAATACTTCATCCACTGGCTCTTCTACTCCATTATGTAGAGTATTGTAGTTAGTAGTGTCGCCACCAATCTGCATACTAAGTACAATCAGTCCTTGTGCTACATTATCAAACTTGGATGGATCTACGTCGAACACTGCTACAATTTTAAAATACTTTTTTAAGAAGTTTTTAAATTGTAGATAAAATTTAGAATCGTTAGTAACTAGACTTTTTGGAATAACATAATGGATCCCGCCAGTATAGTTATTGGTAATCATAATGTCTGCCGTTTTTATAATAAAGAAAACAGCTTCTTCTCTAATACCAGTAACTTCATACTTGTGTGCTAGTGCTTTTACATATTTTTTATGTGTAGTTAAACTGTATGCAGGGCTTCTAAAAGGAACATTGCCAATAAAAGATACACTCTTATTTTCAAAAACTAATTCTTTATCAATGTCATAAAAATTAGAATGGTACAGATCCAAATTAGGAAATCGGTCAACTCCCTTGTCGTACCATTCTTGATCAAGCTCAACTCCCACAATTTTTTTGTCAGGATACATTTCGATCATAGGTTCAATGAACCCGCAGCCCCCGAAACTAGGTTCAATTACAATATCAGAGTCAACTTTTATATTACCCAGAATTTCTTTAACAAGATCCACGGGTGTAAAAAATTGTCCTAACTGATATTTTTTTGATTGTATATTTTTTTCTTCTAGCATTTTATATTTAGTACACCAAGTTTTCGTATTTAGATAAATCGTATTTAGATAAATCTGTAAGGAATGGAGTTTCCCATGTGATGTCTAATAAGAACAAATCATGGAATTTTTCCGGTCTACTAATTTGTCCTTCTGTAGTGTGTCCTCGGTGTTGTGATTGTAACGGTATCATACCTTTAGTGAAATTATCAGCACCCGCGGTGGTTGAGATTAGGTGATAAGGAACCCAGTAATGCACAGCACCGTTGCCGAACACCGCAGAAAACAATCCGTAGTCAGCTTTGTCTGGATGTATCTGTTGAAAAGTGCCGCCACCGATATAATTATAACCTTTAGTAGCAAGCGGATTCTTTACAAGTTTCTTAGTACGTGCGCCTGCTTCTAGAGCATATCCTCTTTTTTCAATTGCTTTTGTAGAGTCACCTTTGGCTATTACAGTATATTTGATTTCCACACGGGCTCCCCGTAAATTTTGCAATTTAACAACAGCAGAGTCTAAAGTGGCATCATGGGTTTCGTCTTGCTTTTCTAATAGCCCAGATGATGCACGTATTTTATCTTCCCATATATCACCTTTACGTTTAGATGAAATGGGAGCTTGTACAGGATAATACATTGCGTCAGGTAATCCATAAAACTCAGTCCACCGTGTTCGGTCTTGTGTTGACTGCAACAATCTGTATTCTTCAGTAGTTAAGTTTTTGATGTTATCGGAAATCATTTTAGTCTTTCTAGATGTGGCCGCTTGTTTAGCGTATGTGTTTATTATACCGTCAATAGTGCCAAATGTCAAGTACAAAACAAAAAGAAAACCCGCCGAAGCGGGTTCCGAGTTTCTGTTACGAGGTATGTCTTACCCTAAGCTGAGTTTAGGCAGCTAATGCGAACTTTGAGTCGTTTGCGGTTACTTTTTTGTGTCTTCGACCGGGAGACCCCAATCCTAACGGCTTCTACATTGCCGAGCTGTCCACTCTGTTACTCTTTGCCCAATCGATCCTGTGTCAGGCCCATCAGAAAAACACTTATGTCTTGTTAAACCTTTACCTGGTGCCCAACTAAATCTATTAAAACAACTTGGGCACAATGCGGTGTACTTCATAAATATCCTTTTGGTGGACCTGGCGGGCACTGCCCCCGCGTCTTGAACTTATTTCTCATCGCTTCATACAGCAATAACTTATATTTAACTACATTTTAACAGTTAAGTCAATGTCTTCTTGTTGCTTTTGGACTTCTTTCATAGGACGAATAGGTTCTAACCAGGAATCTGGAATGTAGGCCTTTGGAGTATCTCCGTACATATTACTCAATCCAAATTCTGTGGCTATCCACCAAAAGTGATCTGTAATAGCAGCCTTGCAGGCAATTCCCTTAAACTGAAATTCCTCACCTTGCGTAAAATGTCCCACATACTCATCCACCAACACAGTTTTGCCTATGTTGGTAGGCCGTATGCTCATGATAATTTTGGCAAGATCGCCTTGTTCACATTTCATTTTGTTTCATCAATCTAGTGTGTAAGATCATATTCTCAGTGACCAGTTTAGTGATAGTGGCCAGCATGATTAATCTATCCGCATCTGTAATTGTTTCTTTGTCAAACTGTTCTAGAATACTAGAGCCTATCATTCGCATGGTCTGCTCTTGGCCTTTGGAAAATACTCCCCAGTCAAACGGGTCGCCTTCTTCGTGTGCAAAAGCAATATCCACAAGTTCATCAAGAGTTATTTTAGCCATGCTATTTTTTCTCCTGTTTCTTTTCTTCGATCATATTCTTCTGGGGTACTGGGATATCTCCAGGCCCATACAGCTACGAGAGCCATAAAGATACCTGTATAGATAACACCACGCAATGGCACTGTCCCAATACTCATTAAGATCAAACTCAACGACATCATGCCAATCATAAGATATTTCATCTTTTGTGGAAATACACGTTTCTCTGACCAATTGCGTAGGAAAGGTCCAAACAGCTTGTGATTCATAATCCAGTTATGCATACGTTCTGAACTTCTTGCAAAACAAAAAGCACTTGCAACCACAAAGGGACTATAAGGAATACCCGGAGTTATAACTCCAATGTATGCCATTACTAGGCAAAGACAGCCTAGAACAAAAAAGAACGCTTTTTTTAATTTAATCATATTATTTAATTAGCAAAGACATTTGACGACCCAGTCAATGGGTCGCCACAGGTGCAGGCATCTCCCTGACGGTTAACTGGTTTGTTCCCAGCAAACACATTCCCACTTGCAGCCTGTGTTTTAGGACCACCATGTTCACCACTGCCATGACCTTCTACTGATGCAGCAGTTACGGATATAGGAGCATTATTGACTATTACCGAAGGAACCAGTGCTTCAATAACTAGCCCCCCACAGTTGTCTACATTGACTCTTGCTACGCCTGGCATACTATTAGGCCAACGCAATGCCAGTAGTTGATTCAAGAAATTGTTTGGCAAACTGTGAATCTGTTGCTTCGGCTACAGTAACAGTTGATTTTTGTAGTTTAACTTCAGTATCCGGATTGACTGTAAACAGGTAAGGCATTAAACCTGGACCTTTTGGCCCCATACCAATTACTTGCGGATTTTTTAGTTTATAATAAACTGCACCGTCTTCTACTAACTTGGCAACAATTTCTTCACCACTTGTGAGTTTAAGAGTGATTACTTCGCCTGCTGATACGCCTTTATTAATTAACATTTTATACCTTTTCTAAATGTGCTTTAAGTTCTGTAAATCCACCAATCAGTTCTTCGCCGATAAAAATCTGCGGAACTGTTCGTGCTGTTGGAACAGCTTCCAATAGTTCTTCTCGAGTATATCCGTCTCCAATTTTCTTTTCTTCGAACGGAATACCTCGTTGTTTTAACAAGGCCTTGGCCTGGTCACAATAGGGGCAATGGTACTTTGACCATACTGTTGCTTTCATTTTATTTCCTTTGTGTCATATGTCTGTTGGAAGATGTCTTTTTTCACAGCACCATAGTCTCCTTCGCCGTGACGCACAATAACATCATTGCCTGCGGTATATTCCAAGTTGCCCCACGTGGCTTTAATAACGCCATCGTGATCAGCCAACTTAGCTATTTTGATTACACCACCCTTAGGGGTTCCTGTACCGTCATGATTGTCGTCGTATTTGTCATGAAAATTTTCAGGATCCAAAGGCCAAAATTCTTTCTTAGGACCCGGACCCATGATATAATGTCCTGCCTTATGCTCTACTGGACCTTCCAATGTTTGTGTAACTCCATCACTGTCGGCAATGGTATACGGCACTGGAATTGGCTTCTTAAAAGTTTTAAATGCCCCATCTTTAAACCAGCTATCGTCAATTTTACCTTCAATGAGGTTAATGTATTCTCTTAGTGTTTTCATAATTAACTTGAATATATAACTCTGCCTTTTTTATCAAGGACTCTAACCAGTATAGCACCTTTAGCTTTTTTGGCCAATGCCATAGAAATGGCCTGAGATTCGGTGCCAGCACCGCCTATAGAATTCCAAGATTCAAAAGGACTTTTACTTTTAAATTGTACCTTGTACATATATATTCCTAGATGGCCGGTAGCTCATCGTAATCTAGGCTTTCTCCCATTATGCCAATGACATAATTTGTGCTTTCACTTTCTTGTAGTGCTGTTTGTTTCTTGCTAGTATCAGTGTGCTTGTTAAACCAAGGGATCGGAGTTGACTTAGGCGCTGTCGCCTGGTACTTGATACCAATTTGTTTTAGTGCATCTACTGCTGTGTAGTCCACAAAATCACGTAGGATATTAGCGTTGAGTCCAATAACTGGTCCCATCTTAAACAGGTATGTGGCCCAATCTTTTTCTTCACGTATCACATCCATGTACAGTTGATACACTTCTGCTTCGCATTCTTGTTTGGCTTCAACAAACCGTGTGTCCTCTTTGACCACTTGGTTGATCAAATAGGCAGTCCATCCCTTGTGTAACAACTCGTCTTGTAGAATTAATTGAATAATATTACCATTGCCCATAAAGATTTTATTCTCTACCATTGCTAAACTAGTAGCAAAACTAACCATAAAACGGAATGCCTCAAGAGCATAACTTGCGTGTAAGGCCATCCATATTGCTCGGATGTGTTCTTTCTCTGTAACTGTCTCGCCTAGCTGTTTACGACAATTGATAACGTGAAGTGCTTCATAGTAGTTGCCCACACTTGATGCCATGTCTACAATTTCTTTAGTGTCATGTATGGTGTTAAACACATCTTTGGGTACATTGTAGATGTTGCGAATGATGTGGCTATAACTCTTGCTATGTATGTTGGTTTCAAAAAATGTCCAGTTGTATACTAGTGCTTCTAGTTCTGGCAAAGATATTACAGGCATAAAGATTTGACTTGGGCCACGTCCTTGTAAACTGTCTAAGGCTGTTTGGCGTAACAAGTTGCTGGTAAAGATATGCTTGACAGCATCGCTGGCGTCTTTGAAGTCGTTTGAATCTTTGGTAAGACTGATCTCTTCTGGTTGCCAAAAGAAGCCACGTGCTGTTGCTTCAAAGTCGGCAATTTTTTTGTATTTGACTTCTTCAAATCTCTGTATGGTCACAGGCCCAGCTGGATCCAAAAACATCTTGCGATTAAGGTAGTCTGTCTTTGTGTTTAGGTTGTATTGTTGTTTACTCATTTTAAGTAATCCACGTGTGCTACAGCCCTCCAGAGATCTAGTCTTGGAGGTTCTCCATTATCGGGTTCTTTGTATACGATTCTTATCTCAACATTGTTGGGATGAAGTTCAGCCATTAAAGAATTTATTGTTTCCAACGCTGCTTTAATGTTTTCTATTTGTTGTCCAATATTTTGTGTTGTCATAATTTACAGGCCTCGCAGTCCTCTTCTATTTCATATCCATTTACAGAATTTGTGTGTCCGTTTACTTGCACCACTAATTGTTCTTCTTGCATTTTGCTTCCTGCTTTGTTAATCAAGCTATAGTAGAATGTTTTTAATCCCCACATATGTGCCTGCATCAAATTCTTAGCAATCAGGGTTGTTGGAACTTTGCGTTCTGGAAAATGTGCAGGATTATAGAATGTGTTAGTTGAAATTGATTGATCAACATAAGCAGCAATAACAGCCGCTGTTTTCAAATAACCATCGCAGTCTTTTTGTTCCCACATCAATTGATATTTGTTTTTTAATCTATTATATTCTGGAACAACCTGCGTAAACGATCCTGCCTTTGATTCTTTAGTGCTGATCAAGCTCATTGGCATTTCAATGCCGTTAGTTGAATCAATTACCACTGAGCTTGATTCAACAGGTGCTACCGCCATCAAGGTGGCATTACGAACACCGTGTTCTTTCATATTCGTACGTAGTGCTTCCCAATCAAGTTCAGGCGTAAAGTCTGCTAGTTCGTTGACTCCCTTAGCCCGCAGTTCCCAGGGAAACACACCTTGTCCGTAACGTGTTTTGGCACTCTCTAAACAAGGTCCACGTTCCTTGGCCAGTTCAACTGTGGCTTCTGTGAGATAGTAGGCCTGATGCTCCATCCAGGTTTTGACTTCTGCCAATGCATCCTGTTCCCCGTACTTCAATGAACGCTTGGCGTGCCAATAGGCTAGATTAGTAATGCCAATGCCTAGGGGCTGTATCTCATCATTACTTAATTTACTTTGTATTGATAAGAAGTCTTGATAGTCAAGAATGTTACACAGGCTACGCTGTAGAATCCTGCAGGCTCTACGCATATCCTCCGGGTTCCGGAACGCTCCCCAGTTGATAGATCCCAGTGTACATAACGCTATGCGGCCATCCTCGTCGTCTAATCTCTTAAATGAACGGGTGGGTAATAGGATCTCACAACACAAGTTACTTTGATAAATCGTATGATACTCAGGATCAAATGGTCCTTGATTCATTACATTATCAATGAATACAAGATATATTCGACCTGTGTCTGTGCGTTCTTTCAGTATACCACTCTTGAAAACTTCTTCGGCACTCATGGTCTTGGTACGCAGGTCTTTGCGTTTTTCGTACTTTACGTAGAGCTCTTCGAAGCGTTCTGTGTTTTGATAAAACGCTTCGTATAAGTCTGGTACTTGGTTGGGATCAAAGAACGTTATTTGTTCTTTGTTTTTAAATCGTCTCCAGAAGAAAGCACTAAGCACAACCCCATAATCCATATGACGGACTCGGGTTTCTTCTGTTCCTTGGTTGTTTTTAAGCACAATAAGATCATCAAACTGATGATGCCAAATAGGATAAAAAACAGTAGCACTTGCATTACGAATACCTCCTTGACTGCAACTTCTTAGGTCGCCGAACCATTTTTTCAGGAAAGGTATCATACCTGTGTGCATAATCTCACCACCACGGATGGGACTGCCTAGTGGACGCAATCGTCCTATCTCCAAACCAATGCCTGCTCGCTTGCTGGCATACTTGGCCATCATTTCACCTGAAGCAAATATACTGTCCAGATCATCGTCACTCCTGATAAGTACGCAACTACTAAACTGTTTAGTAGGAGTCCCAAGACCAGCGAGCACAGGAGTAGCAAGAGTAAACAAGCCGTCACTAGCTGCTGTGTAATATTCTTTGATGTAGCGCATTCTCGATGCATTCTGTTCTTCTCGGTGAAATACAGTAGCGGCCGCGACCATGTATCTAATTTGTGGAGTTTCATAAGTTTCCTTTGTGGCACGATTCTTGACCAAATATTTTTCAATCAACTGCTCGATGGCAGCATACCCATATTCTTCATCTTTAGAATGATCCAGCATGTCATTCATCTTGTTCCAATCTTCTTCGTTGTACCAAGTCAATAATTCAGCTGTGTACAAACCAGTGGCCACATTGGTTTTTACAATCTCGTAGAGGTGGGGAGGCTCGTAGGAGCCATAAACATCCTTACGCAACATACTTAAACGTTGCTTGCCTGCTACATATTGATAGTTAACATGTCCAACATCTGGATTTGATTCTACATCAATCAAATCCACAATAGCTCTCAGCGTGATGCCATCTATTTCTTGTGTGGTGATTCCATCGTAAAAATGTGGCTGGGCTTTGATTTCAATCATGCTCTGACTGACATCGGCTATTCCTCTACATACTTTTGCAATCTGTGTCTGCCATTTTTCCAGTGTCAACTGTTCTCTTTGCCCATTGCGTTTAATCACCGTTATTGTCATTGTTTTCTCTACGTTATTCTTTGCGATCTGATATTTATTTGTTACTGTTATTTGTCCAGATGATGCTGGTTTCAACTCCGCTTAATTCAACAGTTGACAAAACACACCCATATTCCAGGTTTAAAACGTGATTGTCTACTACCAAAAAATATTTACTGTACCTACTGGCTTCCATTGTAGACATATGTATCTCAAATCGACTTGCTATAAACCGCTGTGTTAACTTTAAAGTATACAGCATTCCAAGAACAATAGCAAGCTCATCTAGTTTAGAATTTAAAACTAGATGCCAAGGATCCGGCCACTTGTCCGGAGTAAGGGGGTTGAGATAATGACTAACAAATGGTGCTCGACTCCAAAGATGTGCAACATCCTCTAGTGGAGTTTGGCTAGTTTCTATGCTATCACGAAATTGTTTCCATTTTATTAATCTATCATTGTTGTATAGATCAAACACCGTAGGTAATATTATATTCGATTGAACCAATAGCACCAGAAATTAATGGGTTTTGATATTTAAGAAGTAGGGTGTCATTATTTGGTCCAGCTGAATCATCATAGTTGCTGTTGTTTTTTAGTTCTGCAAAAAATTCGAATCCTGTCATAACAATTCCTCCTCCCGAATAGGTATATGTATCTGAAATTTCTATGTCAGTGTTAAATGTGTTAATCACTATGACAACTTGTCCGGTCCTTACGTGCTGACCTAATCTCAAAGTGTAATCAACATAAATGTAGTTGTTGTATGCACTGAACACAGCCAATGGTCTTGGTGCATCACTGAGATATAGTTCGCTGTAGTTTCTATCCACTAGGCTGGCTGAGCTAGCATTTTCAAATTCCACTCTAGTATCTGCAGTAGTCACACTGACAATTCCAGATTCTTGATGTCGATTGCTGGAACAGTTTACCAATGTGTTGCCGAAGGATTCACCAAATGACACTATACTAGTATATGGTGAAGACGCACTGTTGGTGTTGTTGCCACAGTTGGTGAATCTAGATCTTTGAAACTGTGTTCCTCTTCCTTGAGTACTAATGAATGCTTGATTGGCCACTTCTTCAAAGTGACAGTCGTCAATGTGCCAAAGATTTCCCTGACCAACAACACCGCCAATATATATTCCTGTATCACAGACAAAAAATTCACAGTGTTCAAAATCCACTACTGAATCAAATGACACAGTCTGTTGGCATTCCACTGCCAATGGTGTTGAATGCCATTTGCAATCTTCAAACACCAGTTTGTTGACTCTGGTGCCAAACAAGTTATTTTCCCAAAATACTGATGCAGTTACATTGGCAGACCCATCTGTGAATTCTGCCAGCACTGGAGTAATAGTGCTGGTACTGCCGCTGCCCGAAGACAAGCTGGTCACTGTGAAATTAGATTGCACTGTTGCGGCCAATGTTGCATCTGACTTGGAACTAATTTTAATACTACCGCCTACCACAACAGCTTCAAAGTTTGCACTAAATGTGGCATCAGCATTTAATGTTCCTACTGCTATGCCTAGGGTGTTGGCAAAAGTACTGGTAAAGGCAGTGTTGATAGTTGAACTCACTCCGCTGCCCGATACTATGACGTTACCACCTATACTCATTGTGGGTATGTTGTACAAACAACTGGCATTTTCCGGCACAAACACAGCATCACCTAACACATATCCAGATTGCCATTTAACACTTTTGAATTTACATTCCTGTGAACCGGTTATGACTGTTTGACCATCGTTATGATTAATGGTTAAATTTTCTATCACAATGCCTTGCGGTCTACCGGAGATGTCTTGGAAGATAATATTGTTATCTCCTATTTCTAGAACTGTTTCTTGTGAATTTTCTCCCTTGATCAACACATTGCTAGGTATAATTAGATCATCAAGAAAAAGATACACACCATTTGGCACAGCCAATATTTTTTTAAATTTATCGTTGGAATTTTTAAACAGTTCATCAATGGCCGTGGTAAATGCTAGAGTGCTGTCAGTTGATCCGTCTGGTATTGCACCAAAATCTACCACACTGACCTGTATCTCATCTATTTTAGACTGCAATCCACGAGCAATACTGAGAGTAATTGAATTATCATCGGCAGCAAATCTATAGCTGGCGGCCAATTCTAAAATATTATCGTGTTCAGTAAGGACTTTGGTGTTGCCCACTGCCGGGGCACCTTCAGCAACACTGCCGTTGCCTATGAATAGTTCTTGACTGTCAACAGCCCAGGCAAATTCTGCTGAACTCAGTTGTGGAACACCTATGCCTGAATTTTTTTGGCCTCTTCTGACCTGGATTTTCGAGATTTGAATTACAGCCACTTTGATATCCTCTATGCGTTATAGAGTATTTATCTACCTAGCTTGTAGTATTCCTCTACCTTTGTGAGCCAGGCATCCTGCCACTTGTTGAAGTCTGTAGGTTCTAGTGTGAACTGCTGATATTGAAAGTCTCGTGAACACATAAAGATAACACCTTTCTTGATGTCTGTGCCATAGACTTCATTATGTGCTAATATATAGGCCATCAGCTGTAGGTAGTAATCTTCTACCCATTCCGCTTTCTTGGGCTTGTTGGTCTGTTTGTAATCGCATACTGCGGGCTCTCCATCGTGTACTGCAACTAGATCAGTTGTACCTGAAAACAATCCCGGATAGTATAGACTCTGTTCCATAGCCCATACTTCGGATACTTTTGATAATCCATTTTCAATAATAACATCAGCCATTTTGTTAGCCTGTACGTGAACAGGATTGTTACCAGGCTGTCGTTGTATACCAGCAATGAATCTTTCTAGATTGCTGTGCATGGCTGTGCCTACGCCTGCAGCTTCAGTGGTAATCTGTTGTGCTTTTTCAACTCCTACTCGTTTCTTCCATTCGTTCAAATGAGTCATGTCTTTGGTGGCACTCAATATAGTAGTCACTGAGGGTAGACTTTCGCCGTCGGGAGTTTGGTAAACACGTTTACGTGTTACGGGGTCGTTGATTTGAACACAATTTTTATATTGGAAACGTTCAACAAAGGGTGGTGGGTTGATAATCATATACTGTATATATTACAGTAAAGATATTATGTTGTCAAGCCTGGGTGGCTAATTGTTGTGGGGCAGCACTGGCTGCAATTTTATCTACTTCCGCTTGACTGTCTTTGGTGCCGTCTGGTTTTTGTTTTTCGCTGCCGGCGCCTGGCACTTTGAGCTCAATGCCGTCATCATTGAAATTTGAAATCATTGCCTGTACTGCCGGACTTGAATCGTACATGGCTTTGAAAGTTTCATAATCAGCGGTAAGCTCAAATCCGTTGATTGCTAAAACTTTGTTGAGTCCGTTCCAATTTAATTTCGAAGGGGCTTTTTGACTGGCAGCACGACCTATATAGTTTCTAAGAACCATTATGAATCGATCAATTTCTATTCCGGAGTTTCCGCCAAATTCAAAAAATCTCATTTTAGTGTGCTCAATTCTTTAGTAAGTTCTTGAATCTGCTTTTGCATTTCTTTAATCTGCTCTTGAATGGCTTTCTTTCGTTCGGCCATCTGTTTGACCTGAGCTGCCTGCTGTTTGGCCATTGCTTGAGGATCCATTGCTGGGGCCGGTGGCTGACCGGCAGCTGGAGGTTTTGATCCTGCAGCACCAGCTGCAAATGTTCCCAACGGAGACGGTTTAGCACCCGGAGCCGCTGCACCAGGCATAGGAGGTGTTAACTCTCTTAGTCGTAACCCACTGGTGAATTCTTCGAGTTTCATCCTGCTAATGCTCTCATCAAACGATTCTGATGGTTGATACTTTCGCGCATCTCACGACCTGCTTCTTCTGCACCACCTGCAGCTGGCTCAGCAGCGGCAAATTCGTCTCCACCTAATTCAGCATCTGCGTTCATGGCATCGGGTTCAGCAGCCATGTCAGCTGCCGGCTCGCCGCCTAACATATTGACAGGCTGTTCTTCACCTGTTAGTGTACGTACTCCAGTGGCCAATGCTTCACGTGTGGTCTTGAGATTTTCCAAGGCTGATTGAATTGCCGGAGCCACTGCTTCAATAAATCCCTTTGCCTGTTCTTGTCCCATTTCGTCACGGATGCTATCACCTAACTGCAATAGAGTATCATTCTCCATACCGCTTAGTTCTTCAATCCAACGGCCCACTCTGTCAACCATGGTCTTTGCTGTGACGATCGCACTTGCTTGCTGGATCTCACCTTCTCTTAAATTATTCATACTTTCTCCTGTTTGTTCTATGCTTTCATTCTCTTTTTTGTAAATCTTATTGTCAGCTTTTTCACTGCCTCTCATACGATTCATAACTTTCTTTGCACTCTTGTCTGTGGTCATATAGTCGCCGGAAGTCATTGTGTTTACAATGTCTTTGCCTGCTTTGTCTTGATAAGATTTTAGAGTGTTTGTACTTAATTCTGTTTGAATGTTTTCGCTTCCAACCATATCTTTGAACTGATCTTCTAGATCTTCTAGGTAGTCGGCCATGTCAATTTCGCCACCGTCTTGATCACTATAGGCATAATATACTTCTTCCACAGCAGATTCAACATCACCTTGATTGAGAGCTGCTAGTACTTTATTATAATCAGGATCACCGTAGCCACCACGTTCGTTCATGTTTTCATCAAAGTTTTTGAGGATCATCATCAATGCTTGTTTGTCGATGTCTGCACCTTCTTGTACTGTGTTGTCTACAATAGGTTCATCACGCTCTGATAATTCAGCTACTATGGCATCGTGCATGAACTGTGCCTGTGACAGTGCATCATTTTCCACAGTTTCATTGAAGCCAGAAC